TTAAACCATATCTTCTAGCATCGCACTTAATGGTAATTCCACACCCTCCACTCCTGCCCGCCTCAATAATGGTAGTAGATCATTCATAATGTATGGATAAAGAAGAGAAAAACAATAATGGGAGCGGACTTTAAAATCGCTTTCAAAAAACACCTTGTTTTTTAGTATTTTGAAATACGCCTCATATCCACTATTAAGCTCAAAAAGCTCTTCATCACCATCATCTTTTCCACTTATTTTAATTTCAACAATCAACTTGATATACTCAACATCTTCATCGAGTATATCAGCAGGACTCATCAGTGTGATTGTATTTCCAAATGAAATATTACCACCTCCTGATATTTCTTTACCACTAGTAGTAAAGTCAACTCTGGTGATATAAAAATCATCTAGGGCAACGGAACCAAGAAAATTAATCATAAAGCACCTGCCTTAGCAATATTAGCCGACTGTCTCTTACTCTTTTTAAATGGCTCAGCTGGTAAAGGCAATTGAAGCGTTTGGATAATATCAGGGTCTTTGGATTCATTAAAAACTAGATTATTAAAACTAGCTTCACCCCTGGAATAAGCTTGCGCCAAACGAAGATCTCTAGCCGCCTGACCATATATTATTTTAACCTCCGTCTTACTGCTGCTCAATTTTTGATAGTAATTGAGAACACGACTGTGTATATCAAGGGCCTTACTTACCTTAGCATTTTCTTCATTATACTTGTCAAATATTTCTGCCAATGCATTTTTGGCAATATCTAAGTAATCAGCCTTTATTAAGGCACTTGATATCGAGTTAGACATATATTGATTTAAACTTATACCTTCAAGCTGAGCTCGTTGTATTGCCGCAGCATGAACACTCTTTGGAAGCCTCAGCGTAAACCTTCCACTTGCCTCTGGAATTTGTACATCATTTGGTGAAGGGAAATGGATGCCCTTCTCTTGGCAAATTTCATACATTGTTGCAATAGTGTCCAGCGCCAACTCTCTGGCGTATTCTGGCGTGTCAGCATATTCTATAACGTCAGGAAGCTCCTGGATTTTGGCGACATACATTTTTTCGCCTTCAACTGACTCCATCCTGACAGAAATCGTGTACTCTTCAGGATTTATCATGTTGCTCACCTTTTGGGTTCAAAATTTTTTCAAAAATATCTTTGTTCATTTCAAGAAAGCTTATTACCTTTTGCACATATACAGGTTTCATGTTTTGATTTAGCTTGTGTCCACAGTTTATTGTCAGTGGTACGTATGCACCTGTAATTTCTGACCACTTGTCATGGTAAAAGACCCTATGACCTTCAGCTTTACCTGCTCGATGCCCAAACCCCAAAGACTCCAATGCGAGTAACAGACCATCCTTCCCATTACAAGCGATACTCGCCTTTCGATGCTTAAGTGACTCGATAACTTCCTCTGTTTCTGTCATACGAACACTGCCAGTAAGTATAGGTGACACCGCCAGTGGTGTCATCGATAGATGCACTTATACTCGAATGGTCCTCTACCATACAAGTCATTTGTTGGATAGGGATGATGAACATCACTCCCAGTTCGCCTTGTTCTTGTCGACCGCCTGATAAACCAGGTCATTCCGACGGGCCAGTAGCTCATCAATGCGACGCCGCTTCTCTTCTGCTGCCATGGTCTTGTCGCGCTGTATCAGCTCAATCTTGTTGCGCACCACCCTGACCTGCTGCTGAGTACGGCTCAGGCTGCGCCGTGACTTCAAGATCCCGCCCTGTTCCTCCAGCAACTCGTTTGCCTTGTCAGTCAGCCCTTCGCTGCGGTACTGGTCAACTGTGCGCTTTAGCTGGTTGACCTCGTTCAACATCCGGTAAAACTCTTCCATGTGTTGGGTGGACTTGGCCGGCCCGGTCCCACGGTACACGGCTTTAACCAGGGGTATCTCATCGGCCCTCCAACTGGCTGACTCGCCAGGGCGTGACGCGCGGATCAGGCCATCGGCGGCGGCCATCACATAGCTACCCATGGTACCGGTATAGCCGATCACCAGATGTTCTAGTTGCTTTGGAGACAACCCTGAAAGTTCACCCAGTTCTCGCATCAGCAGGCTGGTCTGCTCGTTGTAGCGCGCCTCGGCACGTACGGCCAGATCCTGCGGGCTATCGATAGGGCCACCTCGGAAACTGTCATAGTTGAAAGCGGCCTCCACCATCGGCTTGACGATCTGTGGGGTCGGGTTCAGGGCGAAGGTATCGCCGATTGCCCGAGCAACAGCCTTGCCAAACTGGGCGCCGGTGTCTTTGTCGCCCAGGGCTCGCACCATGCGCTCAGGGATAGTGCCAAATATCACCCCGATCTCGAACGGCTTGGGGATCCGCCAGTGCTGATCGCCGACAAAGAAATGCCAGTTGGCATCCTTGTCCCAATCTGGCAACTCCTCATACCGCTCATCATCCCAGTTAGCAGCCAGCAGCCCGAGCGACATTGCGGTGATCATGCCGGCACGCTTCGCTATTTCGCGCGGATTATCGCGTAGCTCGCGCGTCAGCTTGCCCAAGCCCTGGATCCGGGCATTGAAGAATGGCAGCACCATAGCGGCCCCTTGGATACCGCGGGCCGCCCCCAACATGGAGAAGTCCATCAGGTCCTTCGACTCAAAGGCTGCCTGGGCGTGGCTCTTGCCTGCCTTGATGGCTGCATCATACACAGCCTCACGGTTGCCGTTCTCAACCGCCTCACCAAGTCTGCTGTACTTCTCCCACACGTCAGCCACAACGCCCTTGGCATGTGCCGCATTGCGGATGATGGACTTCTCATAACGAGCGATCTGCTCTGGTGTCATTCCCTTGCGGCGCAGCGACTTGCGCACGGTATCGGCCATCGCCCCCGGGTCATTGCCGTTGACGTAGCCACCCAGGAAACTGGCTCCACTGAACATGACATCAATGGTGCTACCATCCATCGCCAGAGTCTTCTTCACCCCACGGATAGAGCCGATCACCGGCTTGAAACCATCCTTGCTGATCGCCCAACTGGAGAGGGAGTCGCGCAAGAAGTTGCGAAGCATGAACTCGGGGGATGCAGTGACCCCGGCTGTCAGCAGGCGCTTCCCCTTGGCAGCCACGTTGACCATGGCGCCGAAAGGCTTGCGATCAAAGAAGGTCATGGCCCGATAAAGGTCGGGATCCTCAACCCGGATCATGTAGTCCTCCCCTTCCATCTTCACGGTGATCAGGTCCTTCCCGTTCTTGAGGGCACGCCAGTCCATCATGTTGGGCTTGGCGACTACCTCGATGATGCCGGTTTCTGCCAAATTCCAGACTGTCTTTTGAGCCGCCATGTTCTTCATGGAGGCGTCGATCAGCTTGCTGGTGCTGGTAAAAATGTTCTCGAGCAGGTCGTTGGTGTTGGCCTCGCCCCCCTTGAGCTTCTTGATGCAGGCGTTCTGGTTGGCAACGCCCCTCGGCTTGAATGGGGCGATCACATCGCCATCATCAGATTCACGGAAGAACGGGATATACCACTCACTTTCGAACTCGGCCCGAGCCTCTTGGGTAAACAGGCCAGCCTCCTGCGCCAGATCCAAGGTGGCGGCGTTGAGGCGATTCCAGCGGGCTTTTGCCTCCATGAACTTGGCCTCTTTGCCCTTACCCTGAGCCTTGAGCGCTGCAATATCATTGGCATCGAGCAGGTTCTCACGCCCCTGCGCCAGCAGGATCTCTGCCCGGTGGCCAGCCATCCAGCCAAGCCAGTTGTGAAGGTCGCTCCCCAGATCAGAGAAGATGCCGAGCAATGCATCTTTCTCGCCAGTGCCAGCCTTGCGCTGGATCACGCCGTCCTTCCACTCCGGCAGACCATAGAGCATGGTTGCCTGCATAGTGGAAGCCGCCCCGGTTGCCATGCGTGCAGCCACATAGCCTGAATCCGCCGCATCAGTTATGCCTGCAGCCTCCTCGGCATACTTGATGGGAGCCAACGCATCGAGCACCTCAGTGTTGGCCTTCTTGATGAAGCGATCTACCCAGGACTTGACCACGCCGCGATCCACTTCCCGCAGCTTGTCCAAGTTGGCCTTGGTTTTGTCGATGATGTCAGGCTTTGGCCCCAGGTTGAGCTTTTCCATGGCTTTGTCAGCGGCCGTGCTGGTCTGACTCATCTTGATGCCGCCCTTCTTGGCTGGCTGCTCCTCCTGGCTGAACTTCTTGCCGCCATCAGGGCCACTATCATCAGGGCCGCCGTGCTTCATCTTCTTGCCCAGCCCCTCGATAAGGGTTCTCGTCTCAGCAGCAGTGATCCCCTCTGGCACAAAACCAACAGCACGCAGTGCCCGAGTTACCCAAGCAGCAACGCTATCCCAACCACGACGCCAGGCGCTCTGCTCCAGCTCTGCAAGATGGGCAACAACCTCCTCAGCCTTGGTACCAATGTCTTCGTCGGCATAATGAGTGTCTACCCAGTCCCATACCTCCTTCATGCTTGGATCTTTCTTGGACTGGATCAGGCGGCTCATCAACTTGGTGTATTCCCCATCGCCAAGCACATTGGCCAAGCCATAGTGGGCCAGCACTTCATGGCGCAGGATCTCACGCATCCGCTTGGGGTCAGAAATCGTATCGGCGGCCACATGCAGTGAGCCGGTGTCGTCATCAAAGGCGGCTCGTCGGATTAGTCCTTCTTTGGCAGCCAGTCCCAACGCATGCTCCAGTTCGGCCTGTGTGGCGTGGATCTGCACATCAATGCCATTCGCCCCCTGGTACTGCTTGAACCATGTTTTGGTAACCAGCTCAGCTTCTTTTTTGGTCAGATGTTTGGCTGGCTTGTCTCCTTGGGCCATGGCTTGCTTGGAAAACAGGATCCGGCGCTCCCCCTCCTCACGCTCTTCAATGGTGTCAAAGAACTGATCAAAGCCAGTCCGGATGGCAGGAATCTCCCCGGCTGTCGGGTAGGGATAACTCCCATCAAGCTGCATACCCAACGCCGCTTCTGCATCCCAGGACGCTTCGCTGACGATATTGGCCAGGTAATCGTTACTGGCATTCTGGTCTTGCAACTTGGCAATCAGATACGACTCGAACGCCCGGGCGCTCAGCTCACGGGCGGTGGTCCAGTATGCCTTACTGCGCTTGTCATCCAGCTTGCGCGACCGCTCCTTTAGGGCAGTCTGCTTGATTGCCCGGTTGACGGCACCGAAGGCCTCGATCATCTCTTTACGAACAGCGCCACGATGGGTGAATCCGCTATTCCGAGCAGCCAAAGACACGTCCAGAGCCTCGGTCATCATGTCACCTGGCTGGCCCCGGGTTCTGGCAAAGTAGCCATCAAGCGCATGCCACCACTCATGCCCTAACGACCCTGCCCCATTCATCTTGGTGAGGTTAATCACCACTTTGCCATGCTCGTAATGTGCAGCGGCAGGATTAACCCCACCAGAGCCCCTGGCGCCGAACGCCAGCCCCAGCTCGCCATTGAGAGACAGAGCCTTGGGCGAGATCCCCAGCACCGCTGCCATATCCATCAGCGCATCATAGGCATGGTTTAGATCTCGTTGACGACGACCTTGCTCCACCCAGTTACCAAACTCCACGCCTCGAAAACCAAATGCCTGCCCAAACAGCTCAGGCGTGACATCAGCTCCACCTCGCATGTCCTCACCCACTCGAGGCTGGTTGATATCGCGGCGTTCCTGCGGGATCTCTTTGGCCTTTTCCAGCTTGCTGACCAGCTCGTCATAGTGCTCATCCCGGTACTTTCTGGCATCGCTGGCACTCTCAAATGCCTCTGTCAGGTCCAGGTGGTTACGGCCGACTTTTTTACCGACAAGCCAGCCTTGGCCCTGACGGCGACTGTAGATAGCGAACGAGATTGCTTTGGGTTTACTCCCCTCTTGCGTCAACTGGTCGTAACGACGCTTGAATTCAGCAATCACCTCAGCCTTGCTAGACCCGGATGCGATAATGCGTGGCCAACCGCCGAAGGCGCCTGACTTACTCTCTCTGCTAATTGTCCAGATCCCCTTGGGGGGATCGTATTTCACTCCCTCGTAGAGGCTGTAACTGCCCAGGTTGAGCTCGAGATCGGCGAGGCTTCGTTGGTGACCGACAGCCAGATAAAGCTCTGCTCTGCTATGGATGGCATGGGCACTGCGCAGGCTGGCGCTCGACACCACCCGCTTCGCCGTGTCGGCATCAATGGTGCCATCCATTAGGCCAAGAGATAGGTCGCGCAACGACTTCACAGCCTGCGCCCAGTTTCCCACCTTATAGCTGACGCGAGGCTTTGCTGGTATGGCATCGCGAGCGGCCCTAGCAATAGCAACGGCATTGCGATCCACCCCAGACTCAATCAACTTATCGTAGGCTGGCGCTGGCCAAGCCTTGGATAAAGGCAATGCCTTTATTTGCTCAGTTGTCTCTCCTTCAACAGTGTCACGGTACGCCGCCCAGGTATCTTTGCGCGCACCTCCAATCTTCTCGCCAAAATCTGCGATCTTGCTCGGCGGCTCGGTTTTACCAGCAGCAACGGGCTTGGTTGTATTTCCCTCCCTCACCCAGCGTTTGAACTCCTCCACCGGCATAGTCTTGATCGCGCCTAGCCCCTTCCATCCCTTTTCATAGTTGGCCAGGTATCCGGCTCGGGCCGCCTGCTCGTCGGCAAACCCCATCATCACTTTGTGCTCATCAAACTTGCCGGTGCTGGGGTCCACCTGATCCACCACATAGACCATTTCGCCATCTAGCTGATCACCAATGAACACATCGACGTGATCACCATCCGCCCCTATGGTGCGTTTGATGTAGCCGTAGTCATGGGCCATGGTTGACTGCCACGCCTTACCATCTTGATCGGTACCGGAGCGAGTTGAGCCCTTGGGGTTCTCCAGCGCGATATCCAACCCCTGCAAGGTGAGGTGGCCCTTCTTGTAGTTCCCCACCTCCTTCTGTGCCTCCGTCGGCTCTGGCGCCACCTCAACCCGGGCGGCTTCGATCCTTTGTGCAGGCTCGCTGGCAACAGGCGCGGCTAACTCACGCACCTTGGCCACCGACGGCTTGGCCACCAACATGCCATCTCGCCGTGGGATCGCCTTAACCCCGTTCTCCTTGGCCCACTGCTTGATAGCCGCCACCTCCCCCTTCAAAGTCAGGGTCCCGTCAGGGTTATCGACCATCTCTGTCCAGGGCGTCGAAGTCGTAGACCCAGAAACAGAAACCCCGGCATCAGTGGCCGGGGCTGTCAGTGTTGGATCATTTTTCTGCGGTCCACCTGGTGCAGGTAAAGCAGAAGCGAGATCTGTCGGATCTCCGGCTCCAGCTCGCTCGGTGAGTCCGGTAGTGGCTGGTTCAGCGCCTGCTGCAGCTGGTTCGCCTGCGTCAGGCTGATCACCTTGTCGTTCACTGCCGATTGCAGGTACTGGGGTAACGGGCTCATTGCTCACCTCTGCTTGTGGTTGGTTGCTGGGGATCACCTCGCGGTAACCGGTATCGATAGCTGACGCAAGTACCTTGGGCTTGACGGCCTCAGCTTGGACCGGCGCTGTAATCGCCTCTCTGCTGATGCTTTTAGCCGGAAGATCAGATGGTTGACTTAAATCGGCGACATTGGTGTCGTCGAGTTGCACATCAGTAATAGCCTTGGCCTGCTCCACCTCTGCAATCTCTGCCACCCCAAAACCGCCGCCATTAAGGGGGACTGGGGTCTCCTTGCCCTTGCGGCTGGCCATCACCGCCTCTTTCTCGCTGACGAATGGCTTGCCTTTGCGGGTGATGCGCAGAGTCTTGAGCGGGCCGAAGATGGAATCAGTCTCGCCACCGGCCTGCTCGATGGCACGCGCCACCGGGCTACGCGGATCACGAGTGGATTGCTCGCCCATGGCGGTATCAACTTGATCACGGGAAAGACGCGGCTTAGCGTTATCAGCGGGGCCGGCGCCTGGGCCATCTGCAAATATGGTGTCTGATTGTGGGATTCCTATCGCTGCAGCATGTTGCACGTCCCCCTTGACTGGTTCATCTGGATTTCTACGTTGATCTTTCCCATAAACCACATCACCGAATGGCAACTCACTGCCGACCTCACGGGCCTCCCCCTCGATCGTAGCGCCAGGCAGATGACCAGAAACCGAAGGCTCGATCGACTCAACCGGCAACATATCTCCCTCTTGCCCATTTTGCCAACGGGTACGCTGAGCTCCACGGTACTGCGGGCCAGTGCCCGCTTGTTTGTCGTCGAAGTGTCCTTCCGGCACAACATCGCGTGCGGCATTGGCATCACCGGCAAAGATCACGTCCTTAAGCGGCAGTGCAGGGCGCTGACTCTCGGTGGCCACCTGCAGCGCACTCTTATTGCCAGCAAACGGATCTATCCCCAGCTCGCCCCCTTGAGCTTGCTCATAGAAGCTCTTGCCCTGAGGCCCAGCTTGAATTTGAGCGGTCACTAACTCTTGTACTGATGGGCCAAACTCTCCGGCCAAGGCCCGCTGTATCTCACTGTCCTCGGCAATCCCCTTGAACCGCTCGGCAGTATCGTCCTGTCGTAGGTATGCAGGCACGTCCCTCATTTCGTCGAACTGGCTTGGGCTGGGGCCGAGTGGGTTTTGCTCGCTGTTTGCCTGCAGTGGATCAGCCAGACCATCCACGGCAGTGGCCAGATCAGGCTGCACAGTCTGCGCTTGCTCAGTAGCCAGTTGCGGATCCGCTCCAGGCGTAGGGTCCGCCAAGGGGGCTGCCTCCTCCATCACCGGCATAGCAGGCTCGATGAGTGGGTCAGCCGAGACCTCTTCTTCTTGGTTGGCATGCTTGCCGCCCCGCAAACCTCCGACAGAGCCCATGGCCCCGCCCGTCCCCATACCGATCAGGCCACCTTCCAGCGCGCTCGATAGCACGCCTTTCATCGGGTCGATGTCAGCAGCAGCAATCTCGTTCAACGCCTCATTCACTGCATATTGCTGCACACCCTCTTCGAGAGTTTCACCAACACCTTCACCCACCGCCCCCTTGGCGGCGCCCTTCAACATGCCGCCAGCTGCAGCCTTGCCTGCCAACATCTTGAACAACATGGCGTCACCCATCATGGACCCCATGGCTGCTGCCCCCCAGGTCTTGGCATCGCTCATGGTCGCGCGACTGGCCACATTGGCGGTTTCTTCCCTGGCCAGTGCCAATTTCTCATCGTCATTGAGGTGAAGGGTTTGCTGATCTTGGTCGATACGGGTGAATGCCTGGCGGAACGTGTCACTTGCTGCCAGCTCGTCATAGCTCATGCCAAGCACTGACTCTTTGGCATTTACCCCGGCACTGCCTACAGAACCGGTCGCACCGGTTGTGACGGCAGCTCCGGTGGCAAGCTTGGAGACGGTCTTGGCGGCCACTGCCTCTGCCACCTGCTGTGTTGCGCCACGCTTGATCATGGATGCTGTCACGGCACGGCCCAGGGTTGCCTTGGCAGCGACCCCTGTCACGCCGCCGGCAAGCAGGGTTGGTACCAAGGAACCGACCCCTTGTGCCATCTTCATGGCCCAGACATCGATATCACCCGCACCGTCCCCCATGGTCAAACGACCTTCCGGTGTTTCATCAACAAGCCGGCGGTTCATGGCCTCTTTCGCATCAGAGCTCATGCCTTCGGTCAGGGACTCGGCGCCAGACTTAGCCAGATCACCGGCCCCGGCAACCAAGTCCAGCACAGGGCTGAGCTTGCTGGCCATATTTGCTCGGGCTTGCTCCAGGTAGTCGCCCCCCTGCTTGCCGGCATTCTCTTTGCCGAAGGCACTGGCTTGACCGGCAAGCTCGCCGATCCCCCCTACCAAATCCAGCGCGCCAGCACCGACGCCGCGAGCAAGATCGCCGAGCCCCACATCAAGATTGCGAGCCGGGGGAGCAGTGGAGAGGGACGGGGCGGAAGATACGGCAGACAGACTGCTATCAAGGTCGCCCCAAAATTGGTCGTTACGGGTGTCGGATTGTTGCGGCTGTGGCAGGGCGTCACGCAGTCCAGGCTTATCCATGGTGTCCTCGGCTTTCGGGCAAAAGAAAAGCCCCGAACGGCGAACCGTTCAGGGCTTGAATTGGGGAGTGCAGGCCAATAAACACACTGGCCGACTATGGGGAGATGCTAACGCTGGGAGTGGGTAAAGGCAACTACTGGCGGGCTTGTGACAGACTCATCGCCTGATAAGCATTGGTTTCAGTATCACGCAGCCGATTGGCCGTGACAGTGGCCTGCTCCGCTTGCTTCTTCTTGGTCGCCTGCTGGCGCCACATCTCAAAAGCGGTGTTCATTCTGGTGGGATTCTCAAGCAGACCATTGAGCTTGCCATATTGGTTTGCCTCTTTGATAAACTGCAGACGGTCAGGATCACCACCAGTCCACTCTTTGATGGGGGCTCCGGCCGCCGGTTCTTCACGCTTACTGGTCATGCCATGCGTGTCAGCTACGGCGGCTTTGCTCGACTCAAGCTGGGCGTCCAGCGCCTCCAGCTGGACATCTTTGTCTTCCGCATTACTGGCCGAGATCCGCGCCCGGTTCTGGCCATGCTGCTTCTCAAGGTCGGTCACCGCCCTCTTGTATCCTGCCAGGTCTGGGCCTGGAGTCAGTCCAAGTGAGGTGCGCAACTGATCAGCATTACCAACCATGTGCTTTGCCAGGGCGGCACGCTGGTAAGCTGGCTTTAAAAAGTCATTGATGGGTATCACCTTGGGGTGATCGTCAGGGGATGAGGTGCGATTTCCAGTAACGGGTCGAACATCGGTGCTGCCGTCGTCATAAGTAACCGTGACCCCCAGTACAACACCGCGCCCATCAGGGCTCACCATGATGTTGCTCAGCTCTTTGCCAGTGATGGTCTTACCGCTCTCCGGGTCGATATCCCCCACCCCTTTGGATACTTCGTCCCGATAGATAGTGCCCGCAGCCTTGATAAACGTCGGGTCATTAATGAGCGCATGCCCTTCTGGGGTTGAGGGATCCAGCTTGCCATCCTGAGCCCGACGCACCAAGTTGCCGGCATAGGTCACAAAGGTCTTGCCGGCCTCTGCATATTCCGGCTCGAGGTACCGCTCCGGATTGAATGAGCCCGCCCGCTTGTCTCGCACGATAGACCAGAACTGCTGCCCAGGGTCCTTTCCTTCTGAAACCGCCTGCCAACCAGATTGGATGATCGGCATGTTTTCCTGTTGGAATAGCTGCTTGTCTCGCTGCTCAGTCTGCCATTGATATTCCTGCTGTTGGCGGGCCTCGCCGGCAGACGCCCGGCGTTCAGCCGCATTTGCCCGAGCTTCAGCCGACTTTGCTTGCCGCTCATTAAGCGCGAACTCTTTCTCGTAACGGGCATCCCCAAGACCATCCCGCTCTTTGGCGTAATCAACGCTCTCTTGATACCGCTGATCCGCAACCTTCTGGCGGTCCTGCTCGTTCTGCCACTGGGCATCGCGCAGGCTCATTGATTTATCCATGCGCTCGTCGTCTTTCTTGCCACGCTGATACCGGTCCATCGTATTGAAGCCAGCCAGAAAGCCTTCTGATAATCCTGAAACACCCATCTACTCCCCCTTAAAACAGACTGTCTGCCAGAAAACCTACACCCGCACCAATCGCAGTACCGATGCCAGGCATCACCATCGTGCCAACTGCTGCGCCAGTCCCGACGGCGCTCATGGTTTGGGCCTTACGAGCAGATTTGAGGCCCTTGTTGGCCGCCTCAAGTTCTGACTCTCTATTGGCTGCATCTCGTAGGCCAGCCATGCCCTGCTGGCGCGTCTGGGCACCAATATCCAGAATCCCGTATCCCATCAGGCCTTGCCCCCTGTTTTGATTGCTTCACGCAGCCCAGCATCAGCACCGGTCAGAATACCCATCTGGCGGGACTGCTCTTGCTCACGCAACCCGTTCTCGGTCCCGGCCGTCATTAGGGCCATACGCAAACCCTGGCTGTTATCGTTGGCGCTCTGGCTTGTGGCCACCCCCATTCGAGCCATTCGGTTATCGGTAGCTTGCTTGGCTGCAGCGAGGGAGTTCTGGTTGTTCTGGTCCACCCGGCCAAGCTGATCCCGTAACAACTGGCCATTTGTTGCCAGCTCCATCAGCTCTTGCTGCTTCGGGTAGAACCGGTTCTTCCAGTCCTGATAGCTCTCCCTGGTGATCGTGGCGAATTTGTCTGCGGCATATCCCATGACTTACCCCTTAATAACCTTTGTTTTGCAACACAGATGCCGTGGGGCTGATCTTCTTGCTATCAGCAGTGACTGGGGCCTTCATCTGTCCAAGGCCGTATGCAGTAGCACCGCCGGCCAAGGTGCCAACCAAGCCCGCTGTTGCCTGCTTATCTTGGAAGGAGGTCTGGGCATCACTGGTGGCCTTGCGAAGGCTGGTGCTTGCCACATCCCCCATACCCGCGAGGGATTCCGCCTTCTGGCCAGCACCAATGCTCACCACATCCCTGAGCCCAGCCACGAACTTGTCTTGCTGGCTGGACTGGGCCCGGTTGGTGGTATCGGTCTGGCTCAGGGCTTGATCTGTTTCCAGTGCGCCCATTGCCTCCTGGTACTTCCCGCTGGTTGGATCAACTCCGCCCGCAGCAATGCTGTCTGACAAACCAACGCGAGCCTCACCAAAGGCCTGCGCAGTACCCAGCGCCGCAGTCCCGGCCAGTTTGTCGTATTGCTTCTCATCGTTGAGGTCATCCACTTTGTCCATGAAGATGTCTTCATACTGCTGCAGGTCATTCTTGTAGATGTCCCACTGCTCCATCGCGACATCTGCCGCAGCCTTCTGGGCCTCGGTTTCCTTGATCTCGTTTGAACCGCCCTTACCCATCACCCCACCTCACAGGTTGATCTGAAATACATACAGGCCATCAGCATCGTCTGGCTGACGTACCCACCCCATTCTTGGCGCTACCCTGAGCCACCCTTTGCGCGCGGAGTGGAATCGTAGCCAGCGAGCTCCGATTAGGCGGGACAACCGCTTCACTTCTGGCAGGTGCCGCTCCGGCGCTCCGCCATCACCCCATCCGACCCACACAAGAACCCCGGTAATGCCCTGCTCCACTAATGGTTTCAGAACAAAACCATCTGCGCCGCGCACAAACAAAAACGCCACCCTGTTACGGATGGCGTCTTGCAGTTCGGCGGATAGGTTGGGGGTGCTGGTGTCGCTGGCAATTCTCTTGAGTCGTCTCATTAGTTCATCTTATGAATAGTGTTGAGTAACACCAATTGTGCTATCCATCTGCCAGACCAGCGCCTGAGCACCGCCATAGGCACTATCGAAGTACAGTGTGTTATACCCGGCATTTTTGGTTCTCATGAACTCAACGAACAACTGATTGACATTGCCGCCAAACGAAGAGTGGATTATTGGACGAAGTGTACCCTCACCATTATTACCTCCCGCCACATGCCATATCTGAGACGTAGTGCCATCAGTTTGTCTCGCCACAATCCTCATTTGAAAGGTGCAATTTTTCCAGCGAATGCTGATCCCCTCCAATAAGAGGTACCTCGCTCGTCCAGTGGCATTAATTTGGAGAGTGAACATTCTGAACCAACTGTCCGTGGTGCCGACCCCCTCCCCATGGTTTTTATTCGGAAACGTAAAACGGCCAATTTGCATGACATCGCCAATAATTTTATTGGCATAGAAAGTGCCTTTAACAGTGCAGTCTTCTGCAATGATGCAGTTACCGAGGGTCATATTGCGAACATACCCGCCTTCTGCTCGCAAGCGATTTGTATACAAGCCGCCATCACTGTAGATGATGGTGTGCCAACCCCAGCCCCAGCCACCATAAGGCCCGCCCTTGCCAAAGCCTGCGGCACCGCCAGCCATAAAGGCATTGCCCATGTCAATCTGTCCACCGTTGATCAACGGTGAGCTGATGCTGACCCCAGCCTTCACATAATCGGCGGTGATCTTCTCTGAGTTCAGGATCTGAATGGTGGCCTTGCGGATAATGGCCTCGGCGATGACCACCTGCCCGTTGTCGATCGCAAAAAGCGGGGCCGTTTTGTTCGGGCTGTTTGGGTTGAACACAAACACCTGGCTGGCAGACAACGCGATTTGGCTGGTACCGTCAGACTTGGCAATAATCCCGATCCCTGCAGCGATCTGCCCGGCACTCGCCTTGGCGGTCCACATCGCCTGGGCACCATTTTTCAAGTCAGATATGGCTTGGCTGTGGGTCTGCACCGTTGCGGCCGTACTTGAAATGCGAGGATCGTCCGTAGCCACCCAGGCTGTGCCACTGTACCGATACGGACGGTTATTGTTGCTGCTATCAAACCACAGGTCACCGGTTCCCATTCCGGCGCTTGGGGCCGTTGATTGCCGCCATGTTTTATTCTTCCCGTTCGCCACTGCTGAGACGGTATTGATTTGATCGCCGATGGCAGAATCGGCATCAGCACGGGCCTTCGATTCGGTCGTGATCTGCCCCTGGAGCTGGTTATCAGCCCCCTTATAGTCTGCGGTCACCTGCTGGATCTGACTGGCCAGGGCAGAATTTGCGTCAGCCCTGGCCTTGGTTTCGCTATTGATGGCAGCGGTATTTTGGGTAACCCCCTGCTTCGCATCGTCTGCACTGGCCTGGGCCCCGGCAGCGGCGTTGCCTGCTGATTCAGCAGTAGCTTTCACCTGGCTCAGTTGCTCAGCAATCGACTTGCTTGCCGCGGTGCTGACCCTGGAGACTTCATCTATGCTGGCGCTCAGGTCTTGATCTGCCCCTTTGAGCTCGGCATCCAGCGTGGATAACCGTTCAGCAAGGGCGCTATCCGCATCGCTTCTCGCTCTGACCTCATCCGCCACAGTTGCATTTGTAGCCTTGTCAGCGGCCTTGAACTCCGCATCAACAACACTTATCCGCTGAGACAATGCCTCATCGGTCGTGGACCGAACCAGCTGCTCATTGGTGATCTGCGCCTTGAGGTCTGCATTGGCAGCGCCGAACTCGGCTGTCAGCTGCTCGACCGTTCGAGCTTGAGCTTCCTGCAGGTTGGCCAGCGTGCTCTGTTGCTGGAGGATGACACCTCGAGCCTTCCGGTTTTTCCTGTCGCGCTCATCCCCAGCAAGCGCGCCTTCCACCTGACTGATCGCCCCGACATCAACCTCGGATTCCATCTTGTCCTGGCGCTGGCTGAGCGACTCTTCATTGCTGACCACTACACGCTGCAGCTCTGTAATGCTGGCGGTGTTCTCTCCGACCTTCACATCAATGGTGCTGATCCGCTCACCAAGCGCTTTGTCGGCATCAGCCAGGGCCTTGCTCGACTCGGAAAGTGATGCAGTCAGCGCCGTATCCGCAGCCTTGAACTCAGCATCGACAGTGCGTATCTGCTGGGCCAGCGCCTCATCTTGGGTAGTCCTTGCCAGCTCCTCGGCCGCGATCCTTGCATTGGACTCCTCAAGTTCGCCGCTGAACTGGGCCACCACCTCGGTTACCCTTTTCGATATCGCCTCATCAGCGGTGACCCGGGCCGACTCCTCTTGGGTGATGTTTGCGGCAAGCTCTGCTGTGGTAGTCGATAGCTTGGCGGCCAACTGATCCTGTCGTAGAGACAACGCCTCATCAGCTGACGCGCTCGATTGCTCCAGCGCCTTGATACTGGCGTTAGCCTTGGCATCGCCATCTTTATAGTCGGCAGTCATGTTGTCGATACGCTGAGAAAGCGCGGAGTCTGCATCCGAAGTCACTTTCTCAACGGATGAGATCCTGGCTTGGGTAGTGGCATCCTTCGCTTCAAACTTCACACTCATGTCAGTGATGCGCTGGGCCTGAGCCTGCTGCTCAGTCAGAATCACCTTCTGCTCGGTGCGGATGGAGCCAAATGCTTTTCTACTCTCCCGATCCCGCTCATCACCAGACAGGGCACCCTCTATGGTGGCAGATGCATTGTCATCATCCTGCCCGCGCTGCAGGTCAAGCTCTGCGGTAATGGAATCAAAACGACCAGCGGTGATACCGCCGTCATCCTCAATGATCTCCTCAAGCGCCTGGATCTTGGCCTCTGAATCATCCGCTCTCACCTCGAGCCCACTGACTCGCTGAGCGGTAACCCGATCACTCTCAGCCGTCACCCGGGCGAGATCGGTAATGCTCGCCTGCAGCGTTTCATCCCCCTTCTTGACCTGAGCGGTCAATCCATCAAGACGCTGCGCCTGTGAACTCAACTCATCCGTATGCACTGTCAGCTTGCTTTGGGCGTTAGCCAGCCGTTCACCCTGGGCATCTACTTCTTGCTGTGTGGCCTTCTGGCTCAACTCCCCTTTGGTGGCGTTGAGTTCTTGCCCGATCTCAGTGACCTTCTTCTGCTCTTCGGTGAACTCGCCCTTGGTAACGGTCTGGCTCAGGCTGGCATCAAGGCCATTGATGCGCTGCTCTGCCTCAGTGATACGCTTGCCCTGGCCATCCACTGTGACATTGTCAGCCTTGCTGGTGATCTGGCCGGCTACGGCATCCAGTCCTTGATGAACTTCGGTGATGGAGGTGTGCAGCTCATCTCGCACTGCATTGACTGCATCCATCGTGATGCTGCCATTTTCGGGATCGACAACAAACACCGCGTCACGGAACGAGTCAAAATCGCCTTTGTACTTGTCTAACTTGGCATTGAGACGATCCTGCACCAGACCAATTTCGATGCTCGAGTTTCCCAGCTGCTGCTGGGCATCATCCAGCAGGTCCTGAGCAACCTTCTGCCGCTCATCCAGTCCAGCCAGCTCCTGCTCGATACTGGGGATCTTGTTCTCGATGGCGTCAACTTTAGGGCGGATCACCTCAATTTCATCGACTTTGGGTTTCAGGATAGTGACATCAAGCTGTAGCTGTGGGACAGCCTCAATAGGCTTGAGCAGCTCTTGCACGAGATGACTCTTTTCAATCTTGCCCTGAAGCTCATCCAGAATGTCCTGCACATCCCGGCTGGTTTCAGCCACAACACCCTTCACGCCCTGAAATGGACCATGGTCATCCTTGCCGTTGACGAAACGCACCCAGTAGTAGAACTTCGCCCCCTTCCCAATCGCATCAGAGAACAGGTTTGCCGATGTGGTGCCTACCAGCACGGCATCGGGCTGGTTGTCTTTCTCCGCCCGCCAAATCTCGGCATGGGCATGCCCCCGGTACCGCGGCGAATCCCACTCCACCAGGACAGTGTGAAATGCGCCATTGGCAATCACATTGACCGGGGCATGAGGAAACTCCATCTGGCCAGGAGGGAAAAGGTCAGGGTTCTTACCGGGGACGTAAATGCCGCCAGGCCCTGGGCGCAGAGTGGACAACCCCAAGGCGGTCAACTCCCGGAAGGTAACAGCCTTGTCGAGCCGGTCACCACGCTGCCCTGTCAGCAGCTCTACGTTTTCAGAGGTTGCGGCTTGGTCCCGGCCAGCGCGGTATGCGGGTTTCTTGGCCATCAGTTCACCATCTCCGCCATGCTGCTCGCCAGCGTGATACGGCGTACCACTGAGGTACCAAAGACCTCAATCTGCCAGAACCGGCCGCGCACTGGCGGTAGCCTGAACGCCCCATCCACAAGGTTGCCAGGAGAAAGCTCCATCACTGGTCCACCATCAACGAGCAGCGTGATCCCCACCTTGGCGATATCCCCCGCCAACACCCGGCAGCAGCTGAACGATGTTCCCTCTGGCGTCATGAATAGCTTGGATCGCCACACGAACTGGCCATTACTGGCACTGCCACCGCGCCAAATCTGCAAACTGCGGCCCTTGGCCACGAAGAGGGAATCGCTCTCCATATCGGATACTGCTGCATCCCACCGGTTCGTCAGCTCACGGATGTCGCCACTCTTGGGGTCAAAGATGAATGCGTGGGTGTCTGTCAGAGCCACATACTTGCCTTCGTGGTGCCATGCCCGCATGGATTCCGGCTTCATGGCGCGCCACTGCTTCCGGGTGATGACCTGCTCGGTGACTACTTGCCCGCCGTTGGCGCCAACGCCTACCAGCCCATCCGGAGAGGCATAGAGCACCACTCCATCCATGGTGACCATAGAGCGCCCGCTGACGCAGGCCTGTGGCAGCTGGCTCAGCTTCTGAGTGGTTACAGAGGCTGGGCTTACCCCCTGCGCCAGATAGGGGTACCCCTTGGTCCCAATCACCAGAGTGGTATCGATGGCGGCAATCGCAACGATGTCGTGCTCTGTGGTCAGCCGGTACTTCTCCGGCCAGGCATAGGGTAGATACGGCTCGCACAGGTAGAGGGAGTTGCCAGCAAACCCGGCACACATGCCGTTGGCCATTTGGCAAAGCCCGCGCAAGCCTTCGGGTGGCATGGTGTAGCCGTAAGTCTCCAGCACGGCGCCCAGCTCCCCATCCGCTCTGTTATCGACAAAGGACGCTTGAGCAATCGGCAGCTCGGCCACCAACAGGTAGTCGGCAATGCCACCACCAGACACCGACCGGTAGATCCGGCGCTTGGTGATGTTGCTGTTCTGGGATGTCGGCTGAGTCAGCACCAAGGAAACAGACGATCCAGGGATCGTGATGGTGACTTTTCCACTGGCTGGGCCGGGTGGCCCCTCCTCACCCATCGCAGTCACGAAGGTGTCCACATAGAAACGGGTTTCGTCATCAATGAGGTCGTCATCGACACCACCGGATGGCGGCGTAATTGCGCCCACTCCAACAGGAACGCCTGGGGCCGGAATACCAAGCCGGTACCACGCCGTCGGCTTGTTGGCTCCGCCAGTGGCGATCTGGGCATGAGTTACCTTGGGGTATTCACCATCCGTGTAATAAACCCGACCGTATGGATCCTGGGCAATTGGCGAGCGCATGGCCTCCACCACTTTGTTCCAGGCGAACCAGTGCTGACCATAGTGAAAGAGCGTAGTGGGCACGATAGGCAACTCCACGTCCGCGCTGGCGTCATCCTCCAGCGGGGAGATAACACCATGGTCAAAATGGCAGTCACTGGCAATCACAGCGACTTCATCAGACAAAAGGTGTGGCTCCACGCGCGGCATAGTCCCTCGCATGGTGACGATATCGAGTACGGGCATGGGGATCTCGGAGAAGCAGAAACGAAAAAGCCCCACTCGGGAGAGCAGGGCCATGATGGGTAAATCCTAACGCCGGGCGCGTCAGGAGGCAAGCGCTGGACTCATGCCCACTTTTGCGTGGGGGTCTTGGGATACGTCCGCTGGGCATCAAGGGCAGTGGCCAACGCAGCAGACTTGGTGCGCACATTAACGTGATAACCAGGCAATGGGGCCGTCACATCCTCCATGCGGCCATCTACCATCACCTGTTCACCGGTTGGCTTATAGATAGTCCCGATTACCGCCAGGGCGGAGTCTGGGTGATAGAGTGCCCCGCTTTCAGGGTCTTGGCTAAAGCCCGCCGTCTTGAGGGCCAGCGTCATGGCCGACTTGCTGCCAGCCTTGAGGTACAGATCGATCATTGTCATGTGTCTTGTCCTTCCAGAAATACCAGCCGCCAGCGCGGCACGCGGCCCAGAACAGCCAGGCCAGCAGCGGCTTGCCCTGGGCGATCATGCACTGGCGCAAGCGCCCGTCAGCCTCGGCGCGGGATACCCTGCCTTTGGCGCCATAGTCGTTGTCGTGCTGCTTGCAGCAGCTGTTAGTGCCAAGAGAAACGGGGCCAAGCCCCGTGCAGTAGTGGCGGGTCATCGCATGGCCTTGGCCTGCGCATCTGATGCGGCGAAGTGCCAGACCTTCAAATCCCGGATGTGCATCCGTGGCATCGCACGGACAAATGAGGCATCAGTTCCAATATAAAATTTCTCGTTGGAATATCCGCTCTCGTTGGAGCTGGAGCTCGTTACCGACTTAACGCCTGAAATCCACATTTCTGACTTGTCACCCCGTCGGATCAACGTTATTCGGCGGGGCCCCCCCATCGGCATAAGCGCCTGAAATTGTGTAGGGGACAAAGAGGCAAATGTTGTTGAGCCAACATAAAAGCGCGTTGACCCAGCGGCCCAAATGATGAACCGGCTCATAGCCGAGGGTAAACCAGAAGCATAGAAGCAGGCATAGTCTGCGGGGTCATATTGGATGTCAGCAGTAAACGACAAGGTAAAGTCGCGGTTCAGCGGCAGCATATTCCCTAACTCTTGCAGCCAAACCTTATCTTGCTCTCGTCTAGTCTGCGCACCACTGCTCCGAACCCTTGAGGTGGAAACATTACCAAGCTCGACCTGAATGTCACCGACATCAAGCAGAGCAACACCAGCGGGAACAGCTGCGCCAGAATCTGAGCCAATATGGGGCCACACAAAGGCTTTTATTGTGTTTTTACCTGCGGCCAGAACACCACTCATAACCAGGTCAACCGCCTGACCTTCAACAAGATCAATATAAAAAGAGCCAGGAGTCAGGTCATTACAACCTAACCTGACTCGATTTGCAGGTGACCCAACAGGGCGGCGAACGGTAACCGTCACTGTATAGGGTTGCCCCTCGGTTGCTGGGGCTGACGGCAACCAGATATAACGACTTGCAGCCACAGCTGTTACAGAACGGAGCTGAGCATAATCACCGCCCATTGCCGGGTCTGTCTGCTTCACTAGGATCGAGTTCTCAACGTTGTTGCTCGTCATGTTCGAGCCAGTAAAATTGTACGCCGTGAACAAGTTGGTGCTGGCCTTCTCAATCAACAGGCCCTGAGCCTCAAAGCGAGGAACATTAATCGCAGCGTCCAAGCGAAGCCCCGTTGACTTGTCCACATAGGTCGCCCCTGTGATTCGCTCGAAGTTGGCCCGCTTTGCAACCGTCAGCTCCCCCACTTTCACATCACCACCAAAGCCGGTGATCATGCGCAAGTCATCATTCAGCGGCAGCCACACGTCCGGCAAGGGCATGGCGGAATCCCTGACCACGTTGACAGCCAGATCGGCTGATGCCGCGGCCTTGTCCGCCTCGACCTTGGCGCGGGCGGCTTGCCCCTCCCCCTCGCTGGTAACTCGCTTCCATGGGATCATGGTGTGCTTTGTGCCATCCGGCGCGGTTACCTCGATGGTTGCGGCATCACTGGTCAGCAGAGCCTGGAAAGCATCACTCTGCTGCTGATATGCCCCCAGGGTGGCATTCAGACGGCGGGCAAACTCCGGGATGGAGTCTGTCCGAGATGTATCGATGGCATAGGCCTTACCGGTGCCGGTAGCGCCCCGGTAAGCCTCTACCAGATAAAACACAGTATTCGACTCTGAGTAGTCAACTTCATACAGGTCTACAGCCGTGCCGGTCACCATTACTAAGAGGTGCCCTTTTGCGGCGGCATTCTTCGGATCGGCAAAGGTGGTCCCAGTGCCTACCACCTTCTTGCTCCCTTTGGTGACCGCAATGGTGCCGTCACGCTTCCACACTCCAGCCATGCAGCCCCCTTATTGCCCGGTCACGCGGGAGAAGCCTTCGGTCTTGCGCTGCTCCATGTTGGCATCAACCTGGGTCTTCTCACCGAGTTGCTGCAGGTAGGCGTTGTAATGACCGACCGCGCGATTGGAGTTGGCGCTGTATTCGGAGTCCTTTGAGAAGGCCCGATACATGATGAAGTCGATCAGCGGGTTGATGTAGATGTCATCCAGATCGGCCAGCGCCGGGGTGCCTGCGCTCTCGACATCCGTCAGCACCTTGGATTGCGGGGCAACGGAGTAGATCACGTCCACCTTCACTGCAGCGGCCGGGCCTGGATAGAGATAGAAGTTCTTGGGGTCACGGTCGTCATAGGTGTAAGCCGCCACACTGGTACCGACCTTACCGGCGTGCCAATCCGGATAGCTATCATCCAGTGCTCTCCGCGGTACAAAGCGGATCACCTTGCCATCAGCATTGCGAAGTACCTCGATCAGCCTGAGCGCATCAGCCGGCAGGCTCTGCTTGGTACCTGCGGCACAGCTAAATTGCACGTTCTTGGTGTGTGCATCCGGACGCATCAACACGATTGCCTTGGCGGCGTCGTTGTAATAGTCCAGCAGCTCTTGCTTGGGCCAGCGAACCCAAGTGCGATCGTTGAGCAGGGTGTTTACCCGCTTGAGGATCGAGTCAACGGTAACGGTTGCCATGTGTGGGGTCCTTTAAAAAAATGAGTGCTTACGGGGAGGGTTGTGGAACTCGACCTGAGTCGGGGCACTGTGCTGTTTGCGGAAGCGGCCAGCACGGCGCCACCCTTCAACAAACTCGGCACGGTGGTAACCCGCACGCTTGGGGTCAGACCAAGGGCGGTCTGGCTGGGCATAGAGCAGCGCGGCCACGCCATGGGCAATGGCCTCGGCATAATCGGTGTAGAGCTGAGCCGGCAGCGTCTTGCTCCCCTTGAGCGGGGCGGCAGCAAACCAGACGCGCACCTTGTCCAGGTCGGTCAGCACGCTGATCTCGTTGGTCGAGATTGCGAAGTAGTCACGCCCGCTGACAAAGGGTGCGCCACCCTCACCGGTCAGGTGCAGTACATTGCAGGAGGTCAGGCCATCGGTATCGCATACCGTCTCTAGGCTCCCTGCTGATGCCGAGCGAATAAACCGGTCCAGGGTGATGAGCTCTGACTCGCGGCAGAAGGTAATGGCCGCCTCAGTGACGGCCTCCTCCAACATGATCTCCAGCGGGCCAGTGATGTGCATCCTGACGGTTGGCAGGAACTGCTCACGCGGCACCATCTGCATATCAGCCCTCCTGCTCTGCCAGCTTCGCCTTCATGGCATCACGCACGCGCACACGGAAATCGCCGACCTTCTCTTGCGGGCCTTGCGGATCAAGGCGCAGGTCCTCGCCTTCCACCAGGGTGGCCAGCTGCGCAGAGGTCAGCTTGGCCAAGTCGCGGTCCCCGACAACCATGCTCTGCTCTTCAGCCAGGCGAGCTTCCTCTGCAGCCAGGCGCTCAGCCTCTTCAATCGCAGCCTGTTCCAGCGCTTCCTGTTGGGCCTTTACATCCCCCAGCTCTTCGGAACGGCGCCACACAGAGGGGAATTCCAGCAGTTGCATGGCAATGTGGCTCTCAACATCCACCGGCTTGTGCCGAGGGAACACAAGGCGGGAGCCGGTGACGGTGTCTTTCTTGCTCGGCTTGTCGCCGATGTAAACCACAGCAATCTTGTCGCTCACGGTTGTCTCTCCAATCCAGAAATAGAAACGCCCGGCACAGGGCCGGGCGCACAGTGATGGGCAGCCTTAGAGGTTGCCGATCACTTCGTAATGCAGTTTGAGCTTGACGGTACCGGTTGCGACACCGCCGCCCACCGTGAGAGTGAGATCCTGACCCTCATCGGTCACATAGTCATCCACGGGGATGTACTTGGCCACAGCAGTAACCGTGTTCTCGGCATTCACAATAGTGGTGGTACCGACCTTTACGGTCAGCGTGGTACTTGCACCCAGAGCGCCGGCAATCAGGGACACACCCACCACCTTGAGGTTCGGCTCCACCTTGTCACCAAACACAATCACATCACCGGCAGGCACGGCCGCCAGCTTGGCGATGAAGGTCGGGGAAATTGAAAGGTTGCCGAAGGTACCGACGAACCAGCGTCGGCAGGTGGCGATCAGGTTAATTTTGGCCATGATATGGTCCTTCTTTCAGACTTGAATGGGGTAAAGCGAGCCCAAGACTAGGGCTCGAATCGATTAGCGGCCGACCGGGCTCACTGCGGTATCCAGTGCCATGCAGCCATGATCCTGAACGTTGCCGTTCTTCTGCTTGAAGCGGATCTTCTGCAGACCGGACACCCAACGGATAGAGATCTCGTTCGAGTTGCCGTGGTCGGTCGGCTCTTGGTGCATGCCGAAAGAGCCGCCCTGCTCGCCAGAGCCGAAAGCATTAGCCAGTGCCTGGCCGCCCAGCAGTACGGCACGGTCGATCAGGGTGCCGGCAGTCTTGTCCACTTCCACGCCGGTCGTGGAGTTGGCCGCACACACTTTGACGGTGCTGCCTTGGTTGAAGCGGATAGGCATGCCCTTGTACTGCTTGACCAAGATGCCGCGCCACATAGCACCTTCTCCGCGGAAGATGGGGTGGTTCCAGCCTTTGGCTCGTTCTGCCACGGCGGCCAGCATGGCGTTCCAGTCTTTACCGGAGCTGGATGTGTAGAAATCGTGCCACTGGCGCGGGGTAACGTAGAGCACATAGAGCGGCTCGCCACCGGACGGGTCGGCTACCATTCGGATCGGCTGGATGGGGTTGGCCATCTCCGCCAGGTAGAGCGCCATGTTGTCCACGCAACCGAGATTGAACCGATCAGCTGCATCAATGGCTTCGAAGGTGGTCGCATCCCCACCGAAGAAGTGGCGATCATAGGTCGGCGCAGTCAGCGGGTTGATCATGATCTCCGCAAACTCAGGATCATCCGCCAGCGGCAGGATGATATCGTGGGCAGCGTAGTCACCACGGGACCCAGCCAACTGAGCGAAGCCGCGTTGGTCAACCAGACGGCCGTAGTACCCATCCGCCAGCAGGGCACGAGCAGTTTTGATGAGATCGTGCTTGGTACGCTTTTGGCTCATCTTGCCGCCAGCATCCACACCATGGCGGGTCTGGCTGATTTTGAGCGAGAAGTCGGCGAAGGACATGCTTTCGAGGCGCCCGGCCAGCTTCTTGTCGCCCATGGTCGGACGGCCAGACAGTTGGTGGAACAGCTGCATGTCCACTTCATCGCCAGCACCCTTGCTGAGATCTGAGATACGAACAACGGGGGCGCCATGGTGAGTCTGCTTTCCGTCATTAATTTTCACGCCCTTCGGCGCCTCTTCAGTCAGCATGTTCACCAGCGACTGAGAACGGTTGGCAGACGTGAACAGTGCCGCCTGCAAAATCTTGTTGGCTTGCGCCGAGGTGACTTGGGTCATGGTCCTCTCCTACATGAAAACAAAAACCCCGACACAGTGGTCGGGGTTGGCTTGTATAAACGGGTTGTTGGTTAGTACCCGGCCTGTTCCAGCAGCGCCTCCATTTGGGCTTCTGTCATGGCGCCCATCTCACCGATAAGCTCGGCTTGAGACATGGCGCCATAGCGCTCCACTCCGGTTGGTGCTGCATGATGGGTTTGGCCGAGCACCGATGGGCTGGATGGGATGAAGTCAGCAGGCTTCTCTGCTTCCTTGCTGGGTGCCTTGGCTGGCGGTGGAGCAGTCTCCACGGCATCACCAAAGGCCAGCTTGGTGCGACGAGCGGCCTCTGCAAATCGCTCATCCAGCGACTTGCCTTGCCACACAGGATCAACCTGGAGCTTTTCATCGACGATGATGGCGAAGTCGAAGCGGTCTTGGTCCTTGTCCCGCCAATCAACCAGGTCAGGTACCGCCTGCAGCGCGGCCTGCACCGGATTGGTGGCTGGTTGAACCGGTCGAGCTGCTGGCTGTTCCAGTCGATGGATCTTGTTGGCCATCGCGGTCAGGGTCTTACCAATCTCCGGATAGTCCTGAGCCAGCTGCTCTACTTCCTTCAGGTCGAGCTGGTCCGGGTCGGCATCAGGGTTAATCCCGTGCTTCTCCAGCAGCGCCTGAAGCTTGTCCCGTTCGGCCTGAGCCTGCTGAGACTGGCCCAGCTGCTCACGCAGTGCCTTGTTCTCATTGCGAGCCTGCTCCAGCACGTCATACGGGATGGTGTGTTGACCGCTCTTGGCCAAGATCACCTTCTCAGGCGCCTTGGCCGATTCACCGTCCTGCTCGGCGTTGGCCTCTTCAGTACCGGCTGCAACTTCGACCGCCGACGGCGCGGCTTCTACGTCCGTTTTCTCAGTAACAGTGCCATCACCCAGCTCGGCATCGGGCGATTGCTCGATCTCCGCCAGCATGGCTTCCAGTTCATCCAGGCTTTCAGTCCCGGTCAGGTTGTCGATGTTCGTATCCATGGTTGCCCTCGTGGGTTTTCAGTGGGTGGTATCGCTGCCCAAGCGGGGGATGGTTCTCGGGGAGAGCTCTCCCCGGCTGGGGCTGGGCACCAAAAAACCAGCTCGAGGCTGGTCTATAAAAAAGCCCGCGGGATGCGGGCAAAAGGTATAAGCACGGGAGTCTGTAGACTCATATCGAATAGTACAGGCTGGAGGATGTACCGCTCTACTGTCATATTTTCCAAACAAAAAGGCCCAATCTCGAGAGACTGGGCCATGTTGGAGAAATCCTAACGCTACGAATTTAATTATGCAAGAGTTTCTATTTCCCACCTGCTTGTTGCTCACCCTCAACGCTGCCCCCAGAAATTGACAGAGGAATTACTTGAGACGCCTTGAGCTCTGTTACACTTTTTGTAGTTACTACGGGGCCTCCCGATCCCAAGTTATTACCGTCAGTTCGTTGCGTCACAGTGGTCTTAGCCTCAAGATTTGAGGCATATAAAAGCCATTTTTCTGCCAAGTTAGCTACGATCTGATCGTCCATACCATTCATTTGAAGTTGACAGAGATAGAATCCTCCAGCGATTAAGAAGGATGTTTTTTCTGTTGAAACATTAAGAGCCTGAGACAGTTTTATTGTTTCATTTTGAATCTTAACCATTTCCTCCGCTTTTTCCCTCGGCAAACCGGCTCTGATCAAGTTTGCAATAGAGTCATTAATGACAACATCGTTCTTTGTTTGTTTGTTTTCAGATGTTATTGCCAGTTGCATGCACATTTTTCGCCCTGCAGAAGGACTCACGCCAGCTGAAAGATCACTATCCCACACAATGAGTGATGAACCATTTTTTTCTTGTATAGAGTATGTGCTACAACCAAACGAAAATAATGTAAGCAGTATGCACAATAATAGCCTCATATAACCTCCTTGTTTATAGATACCATACAAATAATAGGTTTAATTTTATTTAAAGGAGTGATCTCGCTCAAAGTTTGATGGTATCAATCTGCTGCTGAATAGTGTCCAGGAGCTGGGCCTGTATGGCAGCCTGCTCGCCCTGGATGGTCTGCTGCTCCGCCGCCAGCCGTTCCATTTCCTGCAACGTCTTGCCGGTCTGGGCCTGCTTGAGGGCATCCTCGAACCGGATAGAGTCGGTCAGCTTGGTAATGCGTTGAGCCTCCGCTTGCCACTTGGCGGCTTTGCCCTCCAACTCGGCCAACTTGGCCTGCATCTCGCGCATGGCCAGCTCCTGCTCCATCTGTTGCTGCTGGGCCTGCTGTTCGGCAGCAGCACGCTCCTCGTCGGTCATCTCCTCCGGATCCTTCTGGATGTTCAGCGCTTTGCGAACTCGCTCCACGAACTCAGCCTTGCGTGGCACGTCCATCAGCTCAACCAGCAGGTCAAAGCAGGCGCCAGCGGCCTCTGGCGGTAATTGCGACATGGCCTGGGTCATTCGCTCAGCCAGCTGCTGCTTGTAGGCGGCGGTCTGCTGGATCGGCGCCAGGGCGATGTGAGCGCGCAGGCGGGTCACGTCATTGGTGAGCTTGCCATCCTCCTGCTCCACGTTGATCACAACGGCCTTGCGGCGGCGTGGGTCATCGCGGTTCACCGTCACCTTGTGGTTGCGCTTGCTGGCCATGTCCTCAAGCAGATACGAGAGCGCCAGCTGGCCTACCTGCTGACAGCCCATCCGATAGTTGTCGTTGATCTCGGAGAGTGTGGTGGCCCCCTGCTCTACCAGGTTGCTGATGGCCACACCAGATTGACCAGTGGTGCCCTGCCCCAAGAAGGCGGCATAAACCCCCATGGTATCCTGGATCAGCTTCACAGAGTCCTGCATTACCTGGAACTGCTGGGCGGCAACGTTGAAGTCCTGCTCCACCTTGAAGGCATCACTCACGCTGGTCTTGTTCGCCCGGTCCGGGTTGAGCTCGATATAGCCATCGGGGCGCTCCACCTGCTCCAGCACCTGATCCCGGCTCATGTTGGTGGCGTCCTTGTCCATGATGACGCGCTTGGCCTGCAGCAGGAAGGTGAGCTTGATACGGCGCAGGTTCACTTCGTCCTGTGCCGGCATAGCGCGGGCAATCAGACCATAGGGCTCGCCAGAGCTGTCCTTGCGGTACCCCCAGAACGGGACGAGCGGATACATGTTGTGGGGCGCCGAGCAAGGGCGATCCACCAGATGATGGGGGCCAACGAACCAGGACTCACGGATCACGGCCACCGGGCAGCGCTCCAGCTTGGCGCGTCCCATGGCTACAGCAGCCAGGTGCAGTTGATTGGTCTTGTCATACTCCAGTGCCCGGCCAGAGTCGAGCATCAGCACCTGACGCATGGTGTAGGTGCGGTAGTAGACCACCTGCAGCAACACCCGATCCCGCTCGCGGCTACACCACTCGATCTCCTTACCGCTGAACTGGCTCCACTCGTCATAGGCGCTAACCAGGCTGGGGTCCAGCCCTTCGATGGCGGTCAGGCTCACTATGCCCTCCCAATCGTTCACCCCCCACTCCAGTGCCTTGGCCTTGCTCGGGAACATGGTTTTGGCCTCATCCAGATCAACCCAGCGGCGGCGCATCAACCAGCGGCAGTCGCTCAGGTCTGGCTCCCTGCTGTGCCAGTCCCAATAAACCTCTTCGCGGTGGACGTTGCTGAACTTGTAGCGCGGGCCGAACGGGTCATCGCGCCGGCATACCTCAACCCAGCCCACTCCAGTTTTGATCTGGCCGCCATATGCCTCGCCCCGGGCACGGTCCAGTCCGCCCAAACGGCACATGTCGGCGTATTCAGCATTGACGGCCTCAGCCAACTGCTCAAGCTCATCATCGTGGTCATCGGCGATCACCATCAGGTCGGTACGGCTCTTGGCCTCCATCCCCAGCACGCCGTCGATAGTCGGGGCGATGAGATTATGGATAGTGATGGGCTGCCCGCGCTCATCGAGTGCCTTTTTCACCTCAGGTGGTAGCTGGTCGTTGTCGTAGTAAGCGCAAGCTCGATTGGCAAGGCTTCGCCAGTCAGGCTGGCCGTTGATATCGCTCATCAGTTTGAGCAGTCGCGGGGTATCGAGGCCGCCTTTCTCAGGGGCCTTGGGTTGGGCGTTGATCATTAGTTGGCCATCCAGTGCTTAGGTTTACGGGTGGTTTCGGATTTGACGATGCGGGCAGGCATGCGGGCTCGCATCTCTTGGGCGATCATGTAGCTCATCAACTGGTCGTCGTAACAACCGGTCTGGGCGTTCATGCTGCCGCTTTTGTCGTAGACGTAGGTGGTTGCCTCGTGAATTGTGCCTATCCAGCGGATCCCCGACTGGCCGGCACGCATCAGGTCTTTGAGGCCATCAACCACGATCGGCTTGGACTGCCGGGTTGTGAGCCAACCAAGGCGCGGCGTCTCATCGTCTCGGTCCCGGTCGATGTATTCCTGGGCATAGATGCGGCGCACCGGGTAGTGATCTCGCAGAGCCAGCAGCACGGCGTGGCCGTGGTTGTTTCGCTCTGGGCCAATGAAGGCTGGGCCATGCTCAGCGGTACCGTACCACTTGCCCACATGGGCCAGTAGCTGGGCAAACAACCCGGGATCCAGGTGCCCAAACCAATGGGCCACCTGTCGGCCATCGCTCTTGGCCACAACGTCAAACGATGACCGGTCACCATGTTCCAGCCCTTCCGCCACGTCGGCGCCGATGGCGTAGTCCTCGTCAGGGTCTGGCAGCTCCCAGACCAGCAGCATGTTCTCGAGCGAGCGCTGGCCCCGCTCGTCCAGTTGCTCTGGCTTGCGAGCCTTCTCGCGCCTGCCGGTAACCGGGTCCATATCATAGACGATGATCGGGGCCATGCAGTCGCCCTCTGCCTCCATCGTAACGATGGGGTCGAACACTCTGCGACCAGATGTCAGGAAAGCCTCCAGCGGCGTGCTGGGGAACTCCTGCTTCATCTCTGCGCCCTGGTTCGCCTCCTTGAGTACGTACCATTGGCGCTGCTCGTCGGTGATGGTGCAATCCATCGCCTTCTCGACTGCGGCAAAATACTCGGCCTGGGTTTTGCTCATCACCACGCCTGACGCGGGAACGTCGGCGCGATACTTGGGGTCTTGCCACCAGGCGAAGAAATGAAACTTCCAGTCGAGCTGGCTCAGCTCACCAGAGGCTCGCGCCAGCTCCAGAGACTTCATGCTCATGGCGTGGAAGTCACCGCCCACCCCTTCTGCTGTGCTCTCGATAAAGGCGATTGCCCCGGGGTGAATGGCGTTGAGGGTACCGGTACGCACCTCTTTGGCCTTCTCCGGGTACTTGGCGCAGATCTTCCCGTGCTCCGAGACGTGCAGGCGCTGGACGGTACCGGAGCGAAACGATGTGGCCACCTGAATGCTGGAACCATGCCGGAACAGGATATGGCCGCCATTCGCCCCGCCGCGCCGGGTCACCACCTTGAACTGGGCCTTGAGCCAGCCGGGCAGGTTATCGAACGGCACTTCAATCTTGGTCCGGTATATCTCGCCGGCCGCCGTCAGATCCTGGGCGATGATCCCGCACTTGATGTTGTTGTTGAACAGCGCCTCGTCCAACAGGTAGATATCAATTGCAGTGGAGAACCCGAGCTGGCGCGCCTTGAGGATGATGTTCAGATACCACATGGTCCGGAACAGCAGCTCTTGCGCCGGGCGCAGCCTGAACCGCACCAGCTTGCCCTGCTCGTTCTCGATCATGTAGAGGTTGTTCATCCGCCACCACTTATCGCTGAGCTTCGAGCGGATGTAGACCATCTGCTCTTGCTCAGTCATGGCGGAAGTGTCAGGTGCAGTCATGGGGATCTCCGGACAATAAAAAACCCGCCGAAGCGGGTTCAGGGCTTATGTAAAAACTGAAAGTCAGGTTTTATCCAGCCCTCTACTTTCTATTTCTAAAACTGGTAGAGTGTCGTCTGACAACAACCACTTTTTTATAAGTTCGGATTTAGCTCTATCTTTTTCGAATAGTACATATAAGGCAGCTGTATAAACTTCAGCATTCTCAGTATTAACGTGGTTATAGCGTCCCTTTTGCTCTAAACACTTACTTAACAAGTATATTATATGGCAAATTGCTTTTGCTGCCGCTTTCATATTCAAATCACTGTGGACACCAGCGACTTTTCTTTCCATTGCAGCGTTAAGACCTTTAATGTTTTCTTGTAGATTTCTATTTGTAATGTCTATAGCATTTTCAACTATAATAAGCGCTTCTTTTTGGCTGCTACTCAAGGCAAGGTTTATATTCAACCTCGCATCTCTAATACACTCATTTCCAACCACTACTTCACCCACCCCGTGAACCCGTGAATGACGACGCATCGACGCGCAATTAATCACACCTTCCATTATTTTTTTATATCGATTAAGTATGAAAGAAAGATCACTATAAAATCCATTCTCAAGAACCTTTTGCCTTTCAATTTCAATTCGGCGTGGAATTACTATTGAGGCAACAACAACCATTAGACCTCCACTCACAATAGGATGTGACCAAAACACATTCATTTCATCCCACCACATAACTGTTAAAATAATTAAAATCAACAGAAATAGCGCCACTGCAAATCTAATGAAGTTCATCTCTTACCCTTATCCCTTACATTGATATCAGTTTATCAAATTCACGCCATAAGCCCACCCGTTCCCATTTCCTGGAGCTCAGTAACCATCTCGCTGACAGGCGTAGACTCACTGCCGCCATCCTTCTCTAACCGGTCGGCCTCAGCCGTCAGCTTGCGGGTCGCGGCCTTGATGCGCTTGGTGTCAGCCTCAATCTTCGGCCCTGTAACCTCATCGATTCGCAGGGCGCTCAGGGTCCTCTCGATGGACTCGATACGCTGGATGTTGCGGTCGAGAGCCTGCTCAGCCCGCAAGATCTTGTCATAGAGCGCGATCCGGTCGGTCACCTCTTTTGCCTCAACCAGATCTTGCTGTAGGGACTTCATGGTTTTGGTGACAGAGATAACGCGAGCCCGGGTGAATATCAGCTCATCCGTCAGCCGCAACTCCTCGGCATGGTCGAACAACTCCTCAGCGTCGAGGAACTGGGCGTAACCGCCATGGGTCAACGCAGGCCGGTCGCCTGGCCTCCACTGATTGGGTGGATTGGGATTGCCAGGATTCCCCTCGATGAAGCGGCCGGTGCTGTCACGGCCGTTGGTTTTCGGGTTCTGGCCTGAGTCAGCTGGGGTGCGAGTGGATGAGGATGACTTTCCCCCTCTTCTCTCTCCCCCTTTGCCCTTGGCTTCATTCCTCTTGGCTTGGGCACTTTGCGCAGATTGCGCAGTTTTGCGCACTTCGGGATGCGCAGTTTGCGCAGCTACGCGAGATTTTTTATAGGGCTCGGAAGATTGCCCCCGAGATTTCAAATAGCGACGCGCCGAGTTGTAGTTAAGGCCGCGGCTATCGCACCAGTCTTTCGCACTGATGCCGGTCGCTTCATGCTCCTGCAGAAATTCTGCATTGAGCTCTGCCCAGTCGGTCTTTGCCATTTAGAGAGATAGCTCGCCTTCAACGATGGTGTCACCAGGTACCGGCTTGTGAGTAGCTGGAACCACAACGGAAACACCTGAGGAAAGAACAACCAGGGCCTCGCCTCCGTCGTAGTGCTCTACGCTGGCGATCACCCCAGTCACGTCGATACCGTTTATCACTTCACTGCTCCAGTTCATCTGCATCACCTTCTCCCCTTCCCCAGAAAGACAAACCCCGCCGTTATGGGCGGGGTTTCATGGTCGCGGTGCGCAGGGAGTCATAGGCTCGCTCACAGGCTAGTCCTGATGCTCGAGCTCTGTCATACGTTGCTGCCAGCTCACCCGCTCTTTCATCAGCCCGGCTGAGCAGGTCGGCGAGCACCATTGCAGGTTGTCCGGCTGCCTGGCTTCCTTGGGCAGTGTCGGGATGGCTGGCGCACTGATTTGCTCGGGCTGCCAAGCGGCGGGCTTGCTCGCGCAGCCGGCCAGACTCAACGCCAGCAGCAACGGCATCAGCTTGTGCTTGGGCGATTTCTTCTTGTGCATGCTCTCTCACCTCATCAATTTCAGCCTGCCGGCGATTCTCTTCTTCCCGGGCTTCCTGCTCAGCCTTGGCTCTGGCGGTGGCGAGCCTGGCGGCCTCTTCATTCCACTTCGCCTGCCAGGTCTTGCGCTCCCCCTCTTCCCCATCGGAATGACCGGACTGGTAGAGCATCACCCCGCCACCGGCCAATGCTGCTATCACCAGGGCGCCAGCCAGGAACGGCAACGCTCTGCTTTGCGGGATCGTCGCCATCACTCCCCCTTGCACTTGGCATTGAGGCGCAGCCGGTCTTTCCACAGCCCGGGGCATACCCGATTCCCCGGCGTCGAGCAGTCCTGGTTGCCAGCACGCTTGAACAGCAGGATTGCCTCACACGCCCCGGGATAATCGCCAACGTTCAGGCGCTTCACAATGGTTGAGCGGCAGAAGGCCCCTGGGCCGATGTTGTGGGAGAGCTCGACATAGGCATCGAACTCATACTGATGGAGGGGAGCCTGGATACAGGCCTTGAGGGAATCCTCGAACACCCGCACCTCCCGCAGGCTCCGATTCACCGCAGCGACAGGGGTAATGGTGTCGCCCATCCTGACCCCCTCGGTGCTTCCGAACCCGATAGTGGGAAGCTTGGTGCCGTGTACCGGGTCGGGGTAAGCCACTGGGCCATACCCCTCCCGATTCAGGATCCCCACAAAGCCAGCGGCGCTCAGCGTGAGAGCGGCGATTGCGATGCGGACCTTGCTCACTATGCACCTCCCTGCTGGCGACGCGGCTTGATTATATTCGACCAGATGAACCAGCCCATCTGAACCGCGATCCACGTCAACGTGGCTGCCAGCACCCAGTCATTGAGCGAGTACCCGGCCAGCGTCATGCCGGACACGACCACTGGCGGTGCGGACTTTGCCACACCAGCAGCGGCCGCAGCCGTCGCGAACTCCTCTTCTTTCCCCATTTACTCCCCTCCAGAAACGACAAAGCCCGCACGAGGCGGGCCAGAAATGAAAACGGCCAGGGTCACGGGGACTCTGGCCATCTTTGGGAGATGCTAACGCTCTACAGCAAAACATTCAACATATGCTGGAGGGGCCTCAATTTGTTGCTATAGCAGAAACGAAGGATCCAGTTCCTTCCACTGCACCAGCTCGGTTGGCTTGAATCCTACAATCGTTACCCTTTGATCAAGGTTATAGCTCAGCAACATAGATACTCGTTTTGACCCCTTTTCCAAAATGTAGTGGTCTGTCCCCCCCTTCTTTCTATTTACAATCATGTATGGAGGGTGCGAGTTAGCAGGTTCGCCAAAGGTAGACCTTACATCGGCCTTCATCATGCTTTCCCATAAGGGGGCAGGTATCTCATTTGGGAACCTGTATTTTTTGTCCCCCTCTTTGAACAACTCCAAGTCCACTTCTATCAACTTCCTAGATGAGCGGTCAAATGATAAGAAAATGCCCTCCTTCGCCATATTCAACGTTATCTCAGGATCTCCGGAGTCACCCTTTGGCTTGGTTTTGTAAGGGATCAACTCAGCCTCCATCATGGCCTCATAGGTCATTCCCAGGCTATTGATTAGAGCCTTAACATCAACCGTCATTTATACCACCCCTGCTCTCTGTTTACCTGGTGCATTTCTTGTCTAGCCTTCTCGATTTCTGCATCGCTAAACCCTTCATCACGCAAGCACCCTTTAATTGCGTTAATGTTTCGGTCCACAGAACCTTTAAGGTCTTTTGCATCTCTTTCTATCTGAGATGGTGTATTTCGACCACCATACGTCTCACTGCATTTTTGGTGCACTGATGCCGGAATAATTAGGGCCGCAACATCTTTTTTCTGTGCATTCCTTTCAGCAGCTGTCATGCCTCGGTCTGAGTCTCTTAAATAACGCGCTATAGCGGCCGCAGAGGGCATATGATCTGCATGAGCCCCCAACCTGGGTCTGCCTTGGAATCCGCGATAGGTATCCACTTCCAGCAGCTTAACCGGGGGCTTACTGAATACCAAATACAGCGGGGGGATCCCCAGTGATGCCGGGAAGGTGATTATGCAATCTTCTAAGTCATCGCCGCTGGCCGGGAATGTCTCGAGCTCAGCATCTGGAGCCTCAGGGATGGGACGAACTAAAATGTTCGACACATCCATGCCATCCCTCTCTGGGTAGTAACTGCTAGCATCGGGCACTTCACCACTGCTATCAGGGTACCAAGTTAGAGTGGGGCCACCGGGAACCAGTGCTACAACGGCACTGCCTTCTTGCCGGGCCTGCACGATAGGCACTGAATCCATGCCAGATGCTGCGCTGGTGTGGATCCCATACACTTGCATTCGCCCCTGCTCATCCTCAATAAATCGGAAGCGAACCCTTGTCGCTGCACGGCTCATCGCCTGCAATTGCTCATCTGTATAAAGAGTGCCATCTCCCATATCGGAAGGCCAAAAAGCCATGAGGAATGCGCCTGACGCTGCTCCGCTGGTTCGAAGAGCCCAAGACCCTAACTCCGCTGGCAAACTTCCCGAAATTCTCCCAAGCGCGACCTCTTTCGCCGCACTTCCTACTATGGCGCTAGTCATTTGCTACTCCTCACTTGGGGTTTGAAGGCATTGGGGCTAGCACCACGGCTTTGCCAAACATTGAAAGCGGTTCCGCACTTGTGGCGGCCTCAATTGTCGTCGGTGCGACAGAACTAGACTTCGCGAAAATAAACGGAGTGACTTTCTCAACTATAGGAGGTGTGAAATTTGACTCAACCTTCTCGAACTGATCACCAACAATCACCGTTCCCGCGCCGATGATCACCCCACCACAGTCAACGGCACTACCCGTCATAGCAAGTGGCTTACCATTAACGAGAACCGTTGATGAGCCTGACGCTATCTTGCGGGGGTGCGGAGGATGATTTGGCTTATCGTGTGGCGCTAGGGGATCACCTACCCTGGCAGCAGGGATACCATCGATGAAGACGTCAGGTGAACCTGCAGTTATCGGTGTGGGGTAAAAGCCATCATGGTCAGTGCCAATGTTACCGACCTTGGCTGCATGCTTTGACATATGAGCTCCATTACCTCAAATGAGAACCACCGTACAACAAAATGATTTTCTTTTGAAGCCAAATGGCACAATCTCTGTGGCTTGAAATTAAACAAGTAAGGATGCCGGCCATCTCAGCGCAACAGTGCAGTGGGGATTCAACCAGCAGGTGCAGACGGGCTATCCAATCACGCCATTTAGGTTCTGAAACTAGGAGGCATCTGATTTTTTAAAAGCAGATGTCTCTTTTCTGCTTATTGAAAAAATATTTTGTGGGAAGTACTTAACCCTATTATTTACAGCATCATAGGCGGCACAGTTTTTTGCTCCACAATACAAAAATGGATAGCCTTTTTCATCACTATCAATGTAAACGAGAGGGGCATCACCATTCTTTATTTCTTCAATGTGTGCCAGTGCATCGATTCCACCTTGCCGCTCATGACTTACAATAATCAATATACATAAAACTGCACAAGAGAGAGTCAGCCAGGTTGCTAGCTTTATGTTTCCAAGTCGCCTCATAATATAGCTCTCTCGCCTAAACCTCACCCCAACCTTCCTCAATGGCTTGAGGATTCGACGAGCATTTGAAAACCTTTTATTATTAGAGGCTCTGAATGTCCTATGCATTTCCATTTTTACTTCATATGCAATGAACGTTATAAAAAACAAAGCAACTGGCAAAGCCATTAAAAATACTATGTTAATTATGAAACCATGGTAAAGAACCTGATGAAAACTACGTTCCATCAAATCAGAATCTAGTCCCAGCCGCCTCAATAACGCGCTTGTATACGCGGTGCTGGATGCAAAAAGAAAAGCCGTTGTAAGAACAATTAGCCCTGCGCTATTCAAAAGTCCCATCTTTCCTCCTTGTCAGGCTGGGATTGCTTTGTAGGTGGTAGGTGTCAGCTCAAACCTTTTCGAGACATCACCATTTTTCACATAAAACGCAGCGCTATTTTTCTCGCGAGAGTAACTGTGTACCCGGTACAACCAGTACAGCTCTTGGAGCTGCCGAGAGACATTCACCTCATTCTCGCTGATATAGAACGATGTGGAAGCCGGTCCTGTGGTGGTCTTGACCTCGATGAACTTCTCACTGCCATCCAGCTCAAACGACAGAATGTCATATCCAGCAGCAGAATCACTCAAGGCAACATGCTCGACCCTAGCGGCCAAGTCGTTACGTCCAGCATCACGCAACCGCTTCTGTTCATGCGCCATAACCAAGAGCTCACCAGCTAAGCCTAAGTCTCTGTTTCTCTGCTCTCTGGCTGCCCAGTCGACAACGCCACCTTTGGCCCCCTTCCCTCCTTTTCTTCCTGTTTTCTGAGTCGCCTTCGGCGGCAGTCCTTCCGTCAAGGTTCCGGGCTGGGTTTGCTCCGGTTCGGGATGATACAGGGGAGATAAGGCTGGTCGGATATGCGCTGAGAAGTGGGCACGGACGTCCGATGGCAAAGGCCAGGTCAAGAGTCTCCAAGTGAAATGGACAGGGTTCTTTGACAGGGGATCCCAATCATTGAAGGCCAGCGGCCCCATGTAGGTGTAGTCCTCCTTTTTCGACGTCCGGAGGAACAACCGCACGTTATGGAGGTTCTCGTCATGCTCAACCAACCGCTGTATTTGAGGAGAATCCGGTGTTTGTTGGTTCTGCGACTTCCAAATGAGGAGACCGTCCTCCGTCAAGGCATCATCATAGTCATTGCTCTCATGCATGCCGAGGGTGACGAAGAAGACAAAATCCCTTTCGCTTGGCGCCTTACTGATAATCCCAGATAGCCCCCATGACCCAGCCCCCGGGGTGAATGACGACCCAGGAGAGAGGATCGCTGCGACCTCTTCACGGGAGTAGAGATGGTAGGGCTGCAGGCGGCTCGGAACATCCTTGGTGACAATGGTGAAACCCAGTCTTTCCAGGATGTTAAAACAAGGACTGTTAAGCCCACCGTCAAACTTTGAAGAAGGGAATGGATATCCAAGAAGCTCCTGCGCGGCCAGACCCAGGATGGCCTTGGGAGGATATCGCTCCTCCTCAATTAGCACGTCATAGGTGGTGGAATGCTTATATGTTGGAACCATCCCGTCGAGACGTCGGTAAGTTTCAGCCGCACGCAGCACATAATCACTGGTCAGCCCACTCAGTTCGCTTTCAAGATCTTTGTGTCTCGCTTTTTGTCCTTTCGCCACAGCACCAATACCGTTCCCATATGAATAGTGCCGTAATATAGCATTAGGGCAACAATACTAACCATATGAGACCGGCTATATCAGCGAGCTCCCCTCGGCGAAGGCATAATCTTAACCAACCTGACCAGCTGCTGCTGAACTGGCTTCCACTTTGGCTCTGGAGGCTCCTTCACTGTCCTTGGCGGAGGCTCTGGATGGATGGCTATCACCTTGATGAAAACCCGACGGGGGCTTCGCTTCCCAGGCTCACGCTTGCAGCTCCTTGTCTCGGCAACTGTCTCCACGTAGCTAAGACGACGCAGGTAGACCAACACGTCGCCGGCTACATCGTGCGGGACCTGCAGCAGGTCTGAAACGATGTGTAGGTCGAAGAAGTCGCCATAGAGCAAACCCCATTCGGCGACCTGTAAAGCCATTGGTTTCAGCCTGCTATCCATTGTTCCTCACCGAGCTGCGTATTGACGCCACTATAATGAATAGCATTGCTTCAGCCATTTACTCAAGCGGCTCTCATCGCCCGCACCTGCCTATCCATGACCCTGGCCAAGTCTGACGCCTGATGAATCACTTCTTCCACTGCACGATCCACCGCCTGCCGCATCGGCACACCGAACCGGCGAGACACCAGCTCAGCATCAGGAACCACCCGCCCAATACCATGGCACTTCGGGCACTCATCCGCCTTGCGCGGGCGTAACCCGGTCCCATTGCAGTGCGGGCAGCGGCCTGACTGCATCATCTCAGCCACGCAGTGGTCACGGGCAAGGCCCAGGATCCCGTTCCTCTCATCGAGCAGGCGCTGGTACTCGTGGTCATTCCCAGCACGGTGCGCCCGTTTGGCCTTCTCCATTACCACTGCGGCCCGACGGCGCTCCTTGTCATAGTGCGGGTGAGACAGCACCAGTCGATCTAACTGATCTGGCAGAGGACGGCACAGCAGGATAGCTATGGCCATGCCCGCGGCTTCGCTACTACCCAGGGTCTCGTTGAAATGAGCCAGCAAGCCCTGAGTGGCCTCCATGTCCAACAGGTGATCGGCCATCAGATACTGATACCCCTGAGGATTGTTCTTGGCGGCCACTTGCAGGGCACCGAGAAACTCGTCACGCCCCAGATTGCTGACGTTACCGGGTGATGGCTCATGGAGCGCCCCCTTAGGTGAGAAAAGGCGCAGCGCCATCTCGATTGCATTACTCATGGTCGGGTCCTCGGTTGGTGTTCTGGTCAAATGCTTTCAGCAGCCAGGCGCGCAGCTGGCTGGTCTTGATGTGTTCGGGGGTAACCTCCAGTACGGTCCACCCGAGCAGAGCGGCCTCGTTCATCTTGGCGCGGTCCTCTATGAACCCCCTCCCCCGTGTGTGCCGGCCGCCGGAGTGGATCCCACCGTGGATCTCGAGGGCGATCATCTGCTCTTCCCAGGCATAGTCGAACCGCCACTTGCGCTGGGGGTGGAACAGCAGCTCGGTGACGGGGTCAGGGAAGCCGACAAGCTGAGCCAGCACCTTGTCGTGCAGGCTGGTGACTTGTTGGGCCTTGTGCACTTGGTTGGCTACGTTCCTGACTTTGGGGCTGTTACCCAGCAGCCGAGCAGCATCGAGGGCGGAAAGGTGGATCATGCCGCCCTCCCGATGGTGTTCTTGCGCAGTTCGGCGACCTCTCGGGCCACCTGGGCAAGCAGGGTCTCCTCGCTACCGTGCTCGGCCTGCCAGCTCTTGGGAGCGGAGTGGAAGCCGGTGGTGTAGCAAGCCCGATGATGCCGCGGGCAGAGAGGGAGCACCTGGGTATGAGCGGCACGCTGTGCCATCCCGACGCCAGAGCGCACATGGTGGATTTCCGCGAGGCTTGGCCCCAAGCCAGCATTCCTGCAGGCAACACAGCCGAGTGAGCTCACATCGTCCAACCACTGCTTATCAGCCTTGGTCTTGCTCATGCAGCCCTCCCGTAGGCGGCCACCCAGTCGAAGCCACGGCGGGATTCATCCCCGAACTTCACGCCTTGCTGAGCACCGAAGGCCTGGGCCAACTCGATGAGATCGCGCATCTCGCGCACGGTCATCTTGGAAGTGGACTTACCCAACACAACGAAGCCGGTACCATCGATGTTCGGTACCACATCCTGCTGATACAGGGCCGCGCTGAGAACGTGCTTCCAGTCCTCCTTAGCGAGCTTGCGGCCGTGCCAGTTCACCTGCTCGGCGATGTCGGTCATGACGGCCCAGAACAGAGCGTTTTGAGCCAGGCTCCGGGTCATCTGCTTGATTTCGATAACCAGCGGCTTGTCCTGGTCAACCGGCAGGCCAGCGACCAACTGGCAAGCACGGGACCGGATTTCAGGACTGCGGAGGAAATACTTGGTGTAGGCGCTCAAGCAACAGTCTCCCCTACCAGCGTCTCGGAGCTGAACTGAGGGGGGATAGATTTGATGTTGTGGATGCTGGCACAGCCGCATGGGCGTGCTGCAGATAGATCTTGGGTATGTGGTTTGGTCATGGTCTGGGTCCTTTTGGTCATACACAGCCGGATGGTCTAGGTCCGGCACTGACTATGGTACCCACTATCGATAATTTCTGTCACGCACCAGAAACAATCTGCATAACTACACACCTAGGCGCCAAGGTAGCAAATTAGTATTCAAGTCTGTGCGTTCTATTAACCAAATGACAACCCGACTTAACAGAGAGCTCCACTTGGGTTACAATGTTGATTCACTGCTAGTGCTTATATAAACATTAACAACAGAAACTTATTAACTAAATAAGATCTCGGGGGATTTGGTGTCTAGAAAATTCAGTCAATTAGAAAAAGACATAATGAAGGACATGTTAAGGTTGGATAAACCTCAAGAGCTAAGTGTAATAAATAACTGCATTAGCAAACACTTTCCAAAGAATAGCTATGTAAAGGTAAATTCAAGGACTGATGTACTTCTTTATATTAGTTCAGCTTGCACTGACGTTGTTGCACTACATGAAATAGATCGAAAAGTATCTACGCTGATTATAACCACTGTGTTATTGATTGATTTTTTAAAAAAAAATAAACTCGTATTTTTTAATGGCCATCTAGGTGCATCAACATTAGGTGATATATTTACTGAAAATAGTCCACCTAACTCATGTGACTTTATCGACAACGACCTGAAAGAAGACATCTATAATTTCACCACACAGAAGTTCTTCATAACTGAGGATTTCAAGAATTTTGTGGAATACGGCTACAAGACAAAAGAAGATATAGAAAAAGAACAGGAATTAAATACATCAAAAAATCAATTGTTTTATACAAGAATCGCTTTGCTTGTTACATTTTTTAGTTTGATCGCCTCGGTTCTAATCCCTTTATATAGCACTACCTCAGTAAAGTTAGAGAACAAATTTTTAAATATCTCATCAAGTAAACAAACAACCCAGTATATAAACGATAGACTTAAAGAGCAGAAGACTGAAAGTGAAAAAGCTCTTAATGAACTAAAAAGCTCGCTTCTTATGATAGATAAGAAAGTTGAAGGGATATCTAAACAAAATCAAAAAGTACCTAATCAAAATAAATAATACCGTTTGTTATCATGAAAATTTTGCACCACATATTGAGTGTGGTGCATATATAATACAAATCAGCATCAAGGATGTGTAGCTCTCCATTCTGGTTCACCAGAGGTAGATTTATTTTCCCATTGACTCTTAAATTCTTCCCCTAATACATCTATATTCCATGAGTAGCAATATGACTTGAATGATGACTCGAACGGGTACATAGCCTCTGCGGAATCAGAATCTACGATCCCCTCTCTGAATAGCATATAAAACAATCTGGATAAAAAAGCACCAAGCACTTGATCTCTAGGAGGGATAGCCAGCGTCCTAGCTAACATGCTAGCATTTTCCTTTCCTGCGCCTACGGAAAAATTATTATAATAGTAGAGTTCGATATCATCTAAAAAATCAACTGGCCAATTTTTTGAGTAATTAATATCTTTTGATGCCCCTAGAAAAAAAGAGTCTGCAACAAGAACTAAATCTACTGCTTGGCTAGGATGACGCGGATTGCCGAGTTCTCTAAGGGCCTTGAGCATAGAGTCAGATTCTTTCCAGTTACTCATTAAATTTTTATGCTCGGTTGGTATTTTTTTTCCTGACATATTGCTAGATAAGGATAAAACCCCATATATTATTTTTCCAAATAGAACCGATCTTGGTGTACCATAGCGAGGGCAAGGTCTCAACAATGCAGCAGTATTAGCTATTTTCTTTAAATATTCTTTTTTTAGCGTAAGTTTTACTTCAAAAGCAGCAACCACATACTCATGAGAGATATATGTTCTAGGAAATGGCTTTGGCATGTCTTTGATCACAATGATATCTATTTGAGGTGATTCATCACCATTTTCCAAAAGAATACGGCCACCACTACACACCTCGAGATTTTTTGGCAAGTATTCCGTTAAAAAATCAATGAACAATTGTTCACACTCTTTTCCGGCAGTTCCGCTATCATTATTAACTACTGATTGCAAAAACTTATATTTAGCGGAGAAACGGTCTCGTGCAGGATCTAAAGCGGATAACATCAAATTCACTTTAGAAAAGTGTATAGATGACTTAAATTCCTCATCCATCATTTTTTCGAAAATTTCTATATATCTGGCACTTTCATCCTTAGCTCCGACATTTAACTCAGGCTCTGACCCTACATTACCAGAAACAATGTTCATTCCAATACGTCCTTTAAAAATAACCATAATCAGCAAACTAGCGAGAAATTCTTACTGTTGCACCCGTCTCACATACACTTATAAAAAATAGGCAGCCATCGGGTTCAGCTCGGGATGCCGGACTTAGCAAAAGACGGCACCTCCACCGCTCTTGGCTGGAAATGTGTATGACATATGAGATAAGCGAATTGGCATCCTTCTAATGTGGCATAGCAGCCTTTGTATCACATTCACACATTGGGCGTTCTATCTTGTGCATCACATGGGTACACCAATACTGAACCTTTCAATCTGTGATCTCCTCCTAACTTAGCTCTCAATATACTCAATAATTGGAACAATATGAGTTATGATTTTTGCACGGTTACCAAGATCCATGCAAGGCCTACCCATGATAAGGAACTGTCATCTGAACACTGGTAAAAATCAGCATCTAGAGGCTGAAACCTAAGGGCGGTAGCTACTCCGATCTACTTATCTTCTCTAAGCCCCTCCCCCCGATAGAAGTGGAAAATCCTAAATGGCGACATTGAACGAAAAGCCAGTACGTTTATTGATGCACGATATGATCGTTTCCATGGGTCTGAAACCCGGAGTCCCTTTCCTCCGAGAGCAAGCAATCCAATGGTTCAAAGAACACTACCCGAACGTAAAGCAAGGCACCGTAGCAGCCCATCTCATTAGGCAATCTATAAACGTCCCCACTCGTTTGCAGTACAGCCCAAGAGCTGATGGCACTGATGACTTATTCTTCAAAATCGACATGTCCCATTATCGCCTGTACGAGCCAGGCAGAGACCCAACGCCAATCACCGCTCTCACCCCGGTTGTCGATGAATCCCCAGTGGACACCCCGATCGAGGGCTCCAGCGAGTTTGCCTACGAACATGACCTGAGAGACTACTTAGCCAAGAATCTGCACATCATTGAACCCTCACTAAAGCTCTATATGGACGAAGGGATCACTGGTGTGGAGTTCCCTGTGGGCGGCCGCTTCATCGACCTGCTGGCTGTGGATGGTGCGGGCAACTATGTGGTTATCGAGCTCAAGGTGTCGAAGGGCTATGACCGTGTTGTTGGCCAGCTATTGAGATACGTCAGCTGGATTAAGAAGAACCATGCTGAACCGGGGCAAACAGTGCGTGGGATAATCATTGCCAAGCAGATCAGTGAAGACCTCAAGCTTGCCAGTTCAGAGGTCCCTTCTGTATCACTTTATGAGTACGCGTTGTCCATTGCAGTCACGAAAGTATCGTAATCGCACCAAGAGCTTTAGAGCCGTTCCCTGCTGCATGCTTACGCTTCATACCCTGAGTGGGGGCTTGTCTCCCACTCACTCTCCCCCTGCAGCCTCTCCTACAAAATCTGTGATCCCCTCCTGACTTACTTCTCATTTTGCTCAACAACCAGAACCATTTGGGGTACGATTTCCGCACGGTACCCAAGCTCCATGCAAGGCCTACCCATGACAAGACACTGAAAAGCAGCAATCTGGAGGCTGGAACCCAGGTGCGGTAGCTAATTCACTTATAAGCTTATATTTAAAAGAAAGACAAATAAAAATGGAAAACATTACTTTCAGTGAGTGCATATATAGCGGAAAATTGTGGGAAATGCTGAACGAAAAAATATTAATTATCACTATTCTCGCTATATTCGGCTGCAGTATACTGAGCAATTTGGCAATTAGAGATGTGATAAACAAACGGGTAAATAAAAAAACTTGGTTCGCACTAATATTTTTTTCTCTCACGTTGCTTTTCTCTGGGACCTTGTTAGAGGGGAAAACTCCTGATTTATTGCCAAAACAGTGTGGTAGCTATGCAGAGATCGGGATTAAATTTATAGTAAAAATTTTTGATGTATTCCTATTAGGGATTCTTCTATTAACCACATCATTTCTTATGGCAAGTAGGATTGCTAAAGGCCAAGAAAAAAATAATATTGATATTCAAAACAAAATCTACCGTCAAACCTTAAGCAAGCGGAATGTTTTAATTATAATTATAACAACTGCGCTAGCAACAAACATATCTTCATGGATTGTCTTTTATATAATCAATTAGTTTAACTAATTACCTCTTTAAAATGCATCTTTTATTTTAGTGAGAGAATAATGTCACACTCATTATTGGTTAACGCAAAATACTCTTCGTGGAAAGAAAGTCACACATTCGATAATTGTAAATTAAATCGAAAAGATTATGGCCATTTCCTAGCCAACTATCTGATTGGTGAGAAAGATGGCTTCGTATTGAATTTGAATGGCTCTTGGGGGACAGGCAAGACGGAGTTCTTGAAACGTTTCTATGTTGAGTTGATGGAACGTGGCCACCCAACCATTTATATAGATGCTTGGGAGAGTGATTTTTCGAAAGAACCACTAACTGTTGTTTCAAGTGAGCTGCTAAATCAGCTAGAGAAGCTTATGGAAGGAGCGATATCTAGTGATGTCATGTCAGAGGTAAAGAGTGCTTTAGGTAAAGCCCTTAAAGGCACCCTGATAGGATTGGCTGGTATTGCATCAGCTAAATTACTTAATGATTCAGCTATAGGAATGGAGGCGGTCAATAAGCTTTTAGATGAAGCACCTCAAAATATAACCAAACAGCTAGCTGAAGATTACCAAAGCCAAATTGAGGCCATCATAAACACAAGAGAGGCACTAGGTAGCCTTGCTGAGTCATTACAGACTCTGAATAATTCAAAGCTGCCGGTTATAGTCCTCATTGATGAACTTGATCGTTGCCGCCCAACATATGCAATTGAGATGTTGGAGGTAATAAAGCATTTCTTTTCCATTAAAGGTTTTGTTTTCGTGATAGCTACAGACACTGATCAACTGTGTCACTCTATTAGATCTGTGTATGGTGATAATTTTGATTCAAACCAATATCTAAAGCGATTCTTTAATAGAAAATCTAGCCTTTCGACCCCAGACCTATGTGAATACATCGATCTAAAAATCAATGATTTTTGTGATACTGCATTTGTTGTGTTTTACCCTACGCACAAATCAAACTGTTTTAGTAATGAAATTATACAATTTAGTATTTCAAAACTCGCTGAATCTTATGGATTAAAAATAAGAGACATTGACCAACTATTGGATAAATTAAACTCTTGCTTGCGCACAATATCTGAATTAGGCCGCATGACAAATAAATATCAGCATTTGAATGTAACTGCGTTAATCACTGGTCTAATTGAACAAGATTTAAACATGGAGTCATACTCCACCCGTAAGGACTTCAATCCTACTACCACTATGCCAAAAAATAACATTCAGCTTAGTCCCGATTTGAGCGTCTATGACTACATCAGGCTAAGCTTAGAGACTACGATATTAAGAGAGAACACATTTCAGGGATACAGTGGCCCTCAAGTACACAATGCTCCACCCATGAGGGACTATTATAATGATATGAGAGGACCAAGAGATAGCAATCTAAAATCTCAATTAGTATATAGCCTCGCAACACAAACAGAAAAATATGATGAGGAAAATATAAAATATTGGGTCTGGTCTGACATGAGAAAAGTAATTGAACTAGCTGGAACTCTGGAATAAAAAATCTAGTTCTCCCCTATATTGTACACCGGCGTCAGGCCGGTGTATCCCCTCCCTTCTTGAGTAACTCCTTGAAGCTTACACCCCCCCGTTGCCCCGTCTCCTGGTAGAACTCTGGGCTGTGTGCTGCTTCGTACCAGGTCCCTCAAGTTACGTCCCCATCACACTCACACCTTGTCGGGCTTTCTCAGCCAACACCTTCTGCAGCTCAGCCGTGACTTCCACTGCGGGCACACTGCGATCCCGCAGGTACACCCTCACCTCTGCCTCCATCTCACATACTCGCAAAGACACTTGCCGGCCAACTGGCGCGGTACGGGGGACAGGATTATTCCTCAGAATAACAGCCCTCACCTCTGCCGGCCGCGGCGCATACTGCCGTTCGGCATCCTCCCCAAGCTGCAGTACCGCCTCGCGGATTTGCTGCGCATTGAAGCCCCTGAGCAGGCTCCCCCAGGCCAGCGCCACGCCGCGGGCATTTCCATCCAGCTGGTTGGCACTGGCGGGCCATAGCCCAGCCATCAGCGGCAGCAACTCCTCGGCCAGGAATACCGACATGCGAGCACTGACCTGCAGCGCGTCCCCTGACGCGCTCAGGGCGGTTGTCTGGCTAGAGCGGAGTGCTGTCGTCATAGTCTGCCCTCCCCGACTCTCTCAGAGCTTGTGCAGCCTGCTGGGCCGCCTGGATGTTGGCCAATGGCTTGCGCTGTGCCGCTGTTCGAAACGAGCTGGCAGCCCGGCGAATCCAGTTGCGCCAGGTCTTCTCCCAGTCCAGCTTAACGGCCTTGGCGCCGGGCAGCGCCTGCCAGTAATCCGCGAACGTGGCCGCCTCCATCAGGATCCGCTCCCTGGGGAGCCCTGTCTCCTGGATAGCCCACCTCCCCCACTCGCCAGGAAGCACCCAGTCGTTTGGCAAACGTGTACCCCGTCGCGGAACTTCGCTTGCGGGACGTTTTTCCCCCTGGGGGGATACAGGGGGGATCTTTGGATCAATGACTGGTTCTAAAGAGTTACTGATTCTATGTGCAGCTCCTGCACCACCCTCTAGTGCAGCTCCTGCACTACCCTGGTGAATCTCCTGCACCTCTGGATGTGCAGCTCCTGCACCATCTAACGTGAGCACATAGACATTTGATCTCTTTCCTTTGGGGCCGACTCGGGACTCCTTTGTCAGAAGCCCCACTTCACACATTGCGTCGATATGATTGATCACGGAGCGCCGGGAGATCTCGCACTGATCTGCAATGTGTTGGTATGACGGCCAGCACTCACCGGTATCGCTGGCGTTGTCCGCCAGCTTGATCAGAACGAGCTTTCTCAATGGGTTCCCCACCTTGATGCTCATGGCCTTGGCCATCAGTAGCATGCTCATGCTGCCATCTCCTGCTCGGTATACTCGCAAGCGGAGCACTCAAATGTGCGATCGTCAGTACCAGATTGCAGCTCACTACCACACTGCGGGCAGTGGCCAAGATCGTGCGGCAAGGGGTGGCCCCCACGGGCCATGGTTGGATTGGTCATTGGTCAGGTCCTGGTTCAAAACGCCCGCTGGTCAGGCGGGCAGATAGTGGTTATGCGCTGGATTATGCCTCTGCACGCTCAACAGTGCGGGTCTGCAGCTCGCGGGCCAGGCGCAGTGCCTGCCGATCGGTACCGGCGGCATGCGCAGTCGGGATAAGTGCGGTATCCAACTCAAGCGCCAGTTCATGGATCACGGCCTTCAAGATGATGTTGTCGCGATCACTGACGTGTTGCGATGCCGGGCGTGGCGGCCTGGATTTCGTAGTCACGGTGTTACCTCCCGAGAATGAATTTGATGAGTTTTTGCAGTGGGCGCAGAGGGCGCTCCTCGTTGTATGTCGCCTCATCCTCTGAGGTGAACTGCAGGAGGCCACGCTCGGGTAAACCGGATCCATCCAGTATTTCCTCGACTGTCACGGGCGGGTATCCCTGCTCGAGCAGGCTCCGATTGGCCCGTTTGACGGCTCTCGCCAGGATCTGTGGCTCATGCTGTGATATGGCCTTGAGCAGGATCAGCAGCGAGGTGCGCGCGAATGCGGTCTCGGTCATCTGCAGCTCGGCACCGACCTCTTGCCACACTCGGCGCTGAGCAGGGTTGCCGCGCACGCGGAGCGGTGAAATAGAATCCATTTTTTCGTGATCAGATAATGCTGGGCGTCCCATTGGGTTGGTCCTCTTGGTGCAGTAATGAAGGCCGGTGGTCAGGCGGCCTGTTGAGTGGCTTGTTCCTGCTCTTTGTCCAGGGGGTAATCGTCCAGCCCCAGATGCAACTCACCATTGCTGGCGATGACAAAGCTGACTGCATGCTGGGCAGGGATCACGTCGCCCCACTTCACGGCGAGGCTGCGGGATATGCCGATAGCTTTCGTGGCACGGGCCATATTGCCGAAATACTCAATCACGTCTTGTTTCTTCATTGGTCGGGTCCTGGTGTGGGTTACTGGTAGTCGTTCACTATCGTAACCAATGAGAACGTAATACTCAACAACCAATGAGAACGACATACGTCATAAAATTTGTTCACAATCGATAACTTGCAGCAGGCGACATGAAATCTTCATTTAACGAACGAGTCAGGGCGAGAATGGAAGAGCAAGGTCTTGGTGTCTCAGAGATAGCCAGGAGGGCTGGTATATCCAAATCTCTTGTATCAAACCTTCTAAGTAACCCTCTCAAAGACGTTCGGGTTTCAACTTTGTTCGGCCTCGCAAAAGCTCTATCGGTAGATCCAATCGAGCTGTACACCGGTCGCCCATCTATTGAAGTGGTTAGCGACTTGGTAAATAGTGTTTATCGAATACCAGTGCTCACGATTGATGAAGTGTTGCAACACCCGACTGACTCGCTCCCGCTTGTCAGATCAGACAAAATGCTGCTCACCGAAATGCCTGGAGCGCTCATTGGGGTTGAAGCTCCTAACGATCAGCTATCCAAGCAAGGGATCGTGCAAGGGGATGTATGTGTGATCGATCTTGGGGTAAACAAGATTGAAGCGGATGCCGTTTTACTCGTACAAATAACTCGAGCCAACCAAGCCAAACTTCTTCGAGCCATACCGGCAATTGAGGGGTGGGCCTTTGGTGTTGATGATGAACGCCTTCCTGTAATTTCCTCGAAAGATGTGATCATCCTTGGGAGAATGGTTGAGCGTAGAGGTTGAGTCATCGTTCAGAGCCCCGCTAATCCGCAACCAATAGCATCAGCTAAACCCCATCCCAACAGGCCCCGCCACTAGGCGGGGCTTTTTTATTTGAAAAATTCACGATCGTGTATTGACCAATCGTTCTCGATCGATAACAATCTATCTCGTCAACTATCGAGAACACCTGAGTTGCAGTTCGATAGATGAGATGCCACCTCACTTAGAACCAGCTTGAACCAAACCAGAGGACCAACCATGAAAGTGAATGACCCTGTGCAGTACACCAACCCTCGGACTCGCGTCACCGTTCCGGCAGTGATCACCGATATCACTGACCTCGGCCAACGCCGCGGTGGCGGCCTGTTCTACACCGTCAAGACCGAGGCCGGTAAGGAACACCGGACCCGTGCAGGCTGCCTGCAAGCGGCAGCATAACCAGTCGCTCTCGCCGAGTGCGGGAGCTCTCAACCGCATGAGCATTGCCTCAGTGCTCAACCAGTTGAAACGAATTATGACCGCCAGCAACAGGACCAGCCCCTAACCAGGGAAAAAGTAGAAGGCGCCTGACCAGCGCGTAAGAACGACAAAGCCCGCACAAGGCGGGCTTCGAAGGACCAGGGTACCACCCCTAGTCATATTGCCAGGGGACCAACCCCAGCAACAGGACCCAACCACGCCAAAGCGGGCTGGTGTTAACGAGGACCTACCCGTCAACAGGAGCAAATGTACCATGACCAAGAGCATTTTTTCCAGAGCCGCGCATCGCGCCGACCAGATCATTATCAGCATCGTGGATCGATTCAACGGCAATGCCGGCCGCCGTCGCGCACTAAAGCAGCGCCTGCACCTGGCGATGTTGGCCGCCGAGCAACACCACATCGTTGCCGCCCGAGCGGCCCAGAAACGCACTGGCATAACCAAGCACTGCGCCCTCCTCCACTGGCGCGCCGAGTTCCACCGCAACGCTGTCTGACCCGGGCCTGGCGCTTCCCTGATAGCGCCGTAGCCAAAGCCTCTTTCTCAAGCACCGCAAGGATGCTTTGGCTTCGCTCACGCCAAATTCGGCTGAGCTGCTCTTTAACAACCTGGATTGGGCCGTCACCGCTCGTAATCTGCTGGCCCGGCAGATCCCCGCTAACCCGTTCAAACCGGAATGTGGGGCAGGAAGGTGACAGGGCGCCGGCTTCCGAGCCGGTATCCCAAGGCGGCTCCAGTAGAGCTTGCAACACCATAGCATCGAAGCTGTGGCCGCCTTCTGATAATCACCAAAGGACCCAACCATGAAAAAACATACCGAACTGAACAACCCGACAATCCCCCAACTCAATGACGAATGCCGCAAACGCCTGCGCCAACTGCGGGAGCGCTTAGGGCTGAGCCGGCCGAAGTTCGCCGACATGCTGGGCATTCCAGCCACCACGCTCAAGAACTACGAGCTGAACTACCGGGAGATTGGCGGAGGCACCTTGCTGTTGATCGCACAGCACCCCGAGCTCTCAACCCACTTCATCTGGCTGACGACCGGCCAGATGGCGGAGCAACTCCCAACAGATACATCAACGGAGTCTTAGCCATGTCACTTGGCATCGAATATCGCTATTCCGAGCGAGGGCCAGAGCCTGAACCGGTGTCAGGTGACGTTCCAAAGCCTGTTGTGCTCGTTGGGCCACCCATCCCGCTACACATCATCAACCAACGTCAATTTCGCATCATCACCGAATTCAGGGCTCGCATGGACACAGCCAAAGCGAACGCTATGGATAAGGCGCTGGCTGCCATGGACGCACTATTTAACAAACGAGGACCAACCATGGAAAACATCAACCAGAAAACCCAGATTGCCGAAGCTGTTGTTACCAAGTTCGAGCCTGCGGGCCCTGGCATTTACCCCGGGATCCCCGGCGAGGCCTACCACGGTGGGCCAGGTTTATCTAAGAGCGGCTTGGATTGGGCCTTGGTATCTGGCCAGCACTATCACTACTACCAAGTAGAAGGTAACGACCAGAAGCTCACTGCAGCACTACGTGAAGGTCGGATCCTGCACAAGGTCGTGCTGGAGTTTGAGGACTTCAACAGCGAATTCGTTGTTGAACCTGAATGGCCAGAAGATGCCATAAGTGGTGCCGAACAGATGAAGGCCATCATTCAGGCCTACAACGATGACCTCGAGCAGAAGCCTGCAGTCGAGGAACTGATCCAGGCGATCGAGGAACACAACGCCAAACTGCCAAAGCCCATTGACGCAGGCAAAAGCGTGGGGGAATACGAGGCAGCCTATGAAATGCTGCCCGAAGCATTCCAAACCCTGGGAGAAGATGACAAGCGAACAGCCACCGCGCTCAAGGCCTGCATCAAAGCTCACAACGACAGCCTGCCCAAGCCCATTAAAACATCAGGTGGCTATCAAGCGGTGCTCGAGAACTATGCTCTGCTGGGCATCCAGCAAGCAGAGCGTGCGGCCCATATCCATGCCCTGCCGACCCCTCTCCCTCTGAATGGCACCAAGGCTGAAATGACTGAGCGGATCCGTACCTTCAACCCCAATGCAGTTCTCCTTGAAGAGCTCAAAGAGCAATTCATGCAAGAGGCAGGCGGCCGCGAGGTGTTGACGGCCAATGAGTATCAGCACGCCCTGCGTTATCGCGAGGCGGTCTTGGCTCATCCTGAAGCTGCGGTGCTGCTGGATGAAGGGGTAGCTGAGTCAAGCCTCTACTGGCATCACCCCGAAACCAAAGCTCTGCTCAAGTGCCGGCCAGACTGGATGCGCCCCGATCACGTTCTGGTTGATCTGAAGTTTGTACGCAATGCCAGCCCCAGCGGTTTTGCACGTGATGGCAGCGCCCACCACTACCACATACAGGACGCTCACTACTGTGATGGCTATGAAACCCTGACTGGCCACAAGCCGAGCTTTGTATTTGTCGCAGTCGAGAAAGACGGCCCCCTGGGTCGGGACGTGTTCAAACCCATCCTGGTCGGCGTTTACTACTACGGCCAAGAGGACCAGCGCCGTGCAATCGAGTTGCGCGATATGGCAGTACGAAACGTTGTGCGCTGGAGCCAAGACAACTACTGGCCAGGTCATGATGGTATGGGCGAAATCATAGTCCCGACATATCAAGCCAACGCCGAGCGCAGCACCCTCAATGAGGATGAAAGTGGTTTTTCTCCAACTCAAGTCCCTGATGTGGAACAACCGCTTGACGCCCTCCCAGACAATCTCTTTGGTAGCGAGGCAGCATGATGAGCAACCAAGTAGCACACCAAGAAACCAACCCCGTATTGGCCAATGAGCGCGGCCAAGCCAACATGCTCAGCCTGATGATGAACGTCGACTTCATGGCGAGTATCGACAAGATGGCCACAATGATGGCAAGCGGTAAGACAACCGTTCCCCAGCATTTACGCGGTAACCAGGCTGACTGCTTCGCCATTTGCCTGCAGGCAATCCAATGGGGAATGAACCCTTTCCCTGTCGCCCAGAAAACCCACCTGGTTAATGGCACACTTGGCTATGAGGCGCAGTTAGTCAACGCCGTGGTGGTCAACTCTGGTGCGATCAAGGGGCGCTTTGACTACGAGTTTTTCGGGCCGTGGGAACGCGTGATCGGTAAATTCAAGGTCATCCGAAAAGAGAAGGATGGGAAACCGGTTGAGTATCGCGTACCTGACTGGACCTTTGCGGATGAGGCTGGGTGCGGCGTTAAGGTTATTGCGCATCTTGCCAGCGGTCAGACGCGTGAGGTGACGCTGCTGTTACAGCAGGCACGAACCCGGAACTCCACCCTTTGGGCGGATGACCCAAAACAGCAACTTGCCTATTTAGGAGTGAAACGGTGGGCGCGTCTCTACACGCCAGACGTTATCCTGGGGGTCTACTCGGTCGATGAGCTGGAAGAGATCGACGTAACACCTCGAGGTGAAGGCCCACAAGGCGGTGCAGATGCGAAAGCTGACCTCGCACGCAGAGCAGCTGAACGGCGTGCCCAACAACAGAAGGGACAAGTGATCGAAGGAGAGGCGCAGGTGGTCACCACCGAGCATGAGCCAACGGCTAACTCCACAGAGGGAGCACGCGGTCAAAGCGAACAAGATGATGAGCCGAAGGATCTCGAAGCAGAAGACCTACTCGCCGATATCCTATTTAAGATGGATCTCGCTCAGTCGGGGTTTGAGATGAAAGCACTTGTCACCGAAGTCAGCCAGCTCGGCCCCCGGCTAACCAATGAGCAGAAGAAGTCTGCATCTGGCATCTACCAGAAAAACGTTGACCGGCTTGGGCTCAGCACCAAGAAAGCCGCATAACCCATCTATCCAGCCCGCAAACCAGCGGGCTCTTTCCTCCAAGGACCCAACCATGACCACCAAGCTGAACCCCAGCGAGGCGACCAGCCTCGCCCTGAATACCCTGAGATCCCAACTTCGGGCCATCCTCCAGATGCCTGACGGCCCGGCCAAGGTAGCCATCGCCAGCTTCGAGACTCTGCTCGCTGCCAACCTAACCATGATTAGCGACTCAGCCAACGAACATATTGACGAGTTTAACGCCCTGATCGGCGAGCTGGAATCCCGGGATCGTGAGCTCGAGACCGTCACCCAAGAACACGGCGAGCTCAAGATCCAGTGTTCTCGCCTGATAGCTGCCCGCCGTGCCGACGAAGAGATGGTGCGCAGAATTGAGGCCGCCAGCGCCCAAATTGCCCATCAACGTGACGCCTACAAACGCGATGCAGATGAAGGTCGCCGTCACAAACCTGAGCTGGACAAGGCTAGAGCTCGGCTAAAACGGCTGGAAGAGTCCGCGGTAAAACGCGAGGCCGAGCACAACGAGACCAAAATGAAGTTACAGCGTACAGAATCGCTCCTGATGCGAGCTGCCCGGGGAGTTATCCAGGCCAAAGACTCTGTACAGAACGTCCAGCACCGTATGATGCAGGATGGCCTTGAGGCCGAAGTGACAATCGAGGTGAAGGGAGTTCACTACTACATTTATCGCCGTCCCTGCATCGTTGCGGAGGCCTTCAAACCCACGGATGGCCAAGTGGCAAGCCGAGATCACATGTATGTCTTCCGCGTCGAGACCAGCGCTGGCTACCACTGGGATGCCATTCCTCTGGTAGATGGTGAGGTGGGAATTGTGAAACAGCGCGCCATGCCAAAGGAAGTGAAACAGTACCTAGTCAACGAGTACAAGCAGAGCCCCCTGTTTGAACTGGAGCATATTCGCCTGCGTAGCGATGCGCTGGATCAGGGTATTGGAAAGCTTACGAACGTCCTGGCTGAGCTCGAAAGCATCGACCACTGCCTGACACCCCTCAAGGTTAAAGACAGCCTCAAGCAAACTCGTGCCCGCAAGCTGATGGGTAATTCAACGAGGAAAGCAGCATGAGCGACTACCGTGGCTCAACTACCCCAGCCAACACCCGAGATATGACCCAAACCCCGCTCTATCTATTCAGGGCACTCGATCGGGAGTTTCAATTCACCCTGGATGCTGCTGCCCTGCCAGAGACGGCCCTATGCCAGAAGTTCCTGACGCCTGACATCGACGCCCTGAGAGTGGACTGGGGTGACTTTATCAGCCCGTCAGTACGCTCTCCGTGGGCTTGGCTGAACCCACCCTACTCCCATATCGGCCCCTGGGTGGATAAAGCCATCGAGCAGCAAGGACGCGGGATAGGCACTGTCATGCTGGTACCGCAGGACACCAGCACTGAGTAGTATCCAGGTGAGCGGGCCAGCGAGGTACGCCACATCACCGGCTACCATGACCAGCACGGCAAATGGCGCAACGGCCGAGTGAATTTCATCAACAAGGCCACCGGTGAAGAGATGAAGGGAAATCCCAAGGGTTCAATGCTCCTCATCTTCGCACCGAACTGGCGGGGGGAGTGCAGGATCCGGGACATCAGCAAACTGACCCTCCTACTTGCCGGAGCAGAGCCCATAAGCGCTGCAGCCTGATACCCCCAAACAATCCACCGATGGCCGCACAGAATCGGTGGATAACTCATAGGACCCTCATGCAAAAGACAGAAAGCCCCTACTGCGGTGCAGTAGTTATTGGGTTTGGCATCATCATGCCTCATCCCAAGCAGCCCGACATGTTCGTCCTCCCAGGAGGCACGATATGCGATCGGCAAACCGCCGAAGCCGCGGCCCGCAAGATTCATATCCTGCAAACACAGAGCCACCCAAGGCTTCGGAGGTGAGCCATGCGCCACAGAAAGCCCATCATCCAACCTGGGTTGACCCGAGAAGAAGCTACTGATGTGCGGGAGCGATACATGCGCATCAACCCCGGAGCCAAAGTCACCATCGATAGCCAGCCAGATAACCCCCAGCTAAAGATCCTGATTGCCCATCTCCCTGTCCTACCATTTCGGCAGGTGCGGGATCCTGGTTTTATCGGGTACCGCGGCTGGAGGGCGTAGTTAGAGAACCAGCTTTGAGTTCCCAAATTTCCAGGAGCTCAAATGACGGCTCTTCCTTCAATCCAATTGGCGCCCCATCCTCAAGAACAGGAGGGCCACGCCATGCAACAACTTCAACTGACCATCGACCAAGACAGCCAGCTGCTCAATGATCTGGTCAGCACCGTTCGCTCCCCCACCCTTTCCCGATCGGCCAAGCTCGCCGAGATTGGCCGTATCCTGGCTCACTTCGATCTGCCTATCGAAGCGCCCCGGGTTGCTGGCAGGCTATGGAGCGCAACCGAACTGGGCAAGGAGCTGGGGGTCAGTGCCCAAGCAATCGGCCGGCTGGCAAACCAGCACCACCTGAAAACAACCGAACTCGGAGAGTATCGCCTTGACCAGGCATCCAACTCCCGAAAGCAAGTTCAAACCTTCTACTACAACCATCTCGGGCGTCACCGGCTCGAGTCTCTTATAACAACGAGGACCACATGCAACGAAACTACATCTATCCCTGCGCAAGATGGGTAAGGCCGCGCCTTTTTGAGGCGCTGACAGGTATGACCGAGAAGGCAGCCGAAGGACGCCGTCTGAAAGGAGAATGGGCAGAGGGAGTAATCTGGAAGTATGGTCCTGATGGGCAGGTTCGTTACAGCATTGAGGAGTACGACAAGTGGGTAGAGTCAACGCAGTAGACAGCCTCTCTACCCTGGTAGCAGGACTCGCAGGGATAGAAGTACACGGTAACAAATTGCGACTCTGCTTTAGCTACAAGGGCAACCGCTGCCGCGAAGTTCTCGACATCCCCCTGACAAAAGCCAACGTCAAGTTCGCGGCAAACAAACTTGCTGCGATTAAACACGAGATCGCGCTGGGCAATTTCGACTACGCCAAGCATTTCCCAAACTCCAAAGCTCTGACTCGCCTAGGCATCAAGAATACTAACAAGCTGACCCTGGCCCAAGTCGTCAAAACATTTTTGGAGAGTGTAGGCCCGACAGTGGGCATCTCAACCAAGCGCTCATACCTCAGCGCTTTTCGCAGAATGACCTTATTCCTTGGTCAAGACATGCCGATTTCTGACCTGCTGCCTATGCATATCGAAAGGCTGCGCAATGACTTGTTCAGCGACTGCAAACCAAGATCCGTAAAGACTTACTTAGCACATGTGGGGAACTTACTACACTGGGCTGCTAGGAATGAGCTTATCGAGAGAAAATTTGATGTACGCGTCAATGCAGCAAAGTTAAGTACAGGAAAGAGTGCAGACCCTTTTGAACACTGGGAGTTTCAAAAGCTACTGGAAGTAACCTCCAATAAGCAATTCAAGAACATATTGTTGGTATTGGCCTATACCGGGATCCGCCCTGGCGAGTTACGAGCCCTCAGTTGGGGAGATGTCGATATGGAGCGACGGGAGCTGCACATTCGGCGCAGCATCACACAGCAGAAGATGCAGTTCAAACTGCCAAAGACGAATCGCACTCGGATTGTGCATCTGATGCCACCGGCTATGGCAGCATTACAGGAACAATTTAAGATAACTGGATCACTTTCAGACGCAAAGATTGACATGCACCTACCAGGTGGCATGATCATGCGCCAAACATTGCGCCCAGTCTTCCGACCAACCAAAGTTGTGCCGGACAGACCGCCTTTTTACTCAGGTGTGTTCCTGGTTGCACCATGGCAAGCAGCAATCAAAAAGTCTGGGGTTCGATATCGCCGTGCCTACCAACTCAGGCATACCTTTGCCAGTTGGAACATTACTGCTCACGGAAATCTTGCGTTCATAGCTGAACAGATGGGCCACAACTCCACAAGGATGTTGCAAGAGGTCTATGGAAAATGGATCGAATCCGCCAGCCGCAGTGAGGCCGACTTGATCTGGGGTGCTATGCAAAAGAATGGGCATTTGCCCCAATAGCGCCCCCGGATTTTTAACCAATGCACTAATGCATTGATAATTAAGGAATTATTTAAAACACTATGTTAAGCAGCAATAACATCACCATGCAATTCGGCGCCAAGCCGCTGTTTGAGAACATCAACGTCAAGTTTGGCGGCGGCAACCGCTATGGCCTCATTGGCGCCAACGGCTGTGGCAAGTCCACCTTTATGAAGATCCTCGGCGGCGACCTTGAGCCGAGTGGCGGTAATGTGAGCCTGGACGTCAACGAGCGTATCGGTAAGCTGCGCCAGGACCAGTTCGCCTACGAAGAGATGCGCGTGCTGGACGTGGTCATGATGGGTCACGGCGAATTGTGGGCCGCCATCGCCGAGCGCGATGCCATCTACGCCAACCTGGACGCCACCGACGACGACTACATGAAGGCCGCCGAGCTGGAAGGCATGGTTGCCGAGTACGATGGCTATACCGCTGAATCCCGTGCAGGCGAACTGCTGCTGGGTGCAGGTATCCCCATCGAACAGCACAACGGTCCCATGAGCGAAGTGGCTCCAGGCTGGAAACTGCGGGTGCTGCTGGCCCAGGCCCTCTTCTCCAACCCCGACATCCTGTTGCTGGACGAACCGACCAACAACCTGGACATCAATACCATCCGCTGGCTGGAGCAGGTGCTGAACGAACGTGAAAGCACCATGATCATCATCTCTCACGATCGTCACTTCCTGAACTCTGTCTGCACCCACATGGCGGATCTGGACTACGGCGAGCTGCGCGTCTACCCGGGCAACTACGACGAGTACATGACGGCCGCCACCCAGGCCCGCGAGCGTCTGCTCTCCGACAACGCCAAGAAGAAGGCCCAGATCGCCGATCTGCAATCCTTCGTCTCCCGTTTCAGCGCCAACGCCTCCAAATCCAGCCAGGCCACCTCTCGCCTCAAGCAGATCGACAAGATCAAGATTGAGGAAGTGAAGGTCTCCAGCCGTCAGAACCCCTTCATCCGCTTCGAGCAGGAGAAGAAGCTCTACCGCAACATCCTGGAAATGGAAAACGTTGCCAAAGGCTATGGCGATGCGCCCCTGTTCAAGGGCCTCAGCATGATGCTGGAAGTGGGCGAGAAGGTTGCCATTCTGGGTACCAACGGCATCGGTAAATCCACCCTGATCAAGACCCTCGTTGGCGATCTGACCCCGGACACCGGCACCATCAAATGGTCCGAGAATGCCCAGATCGGTTACTACGCTCAGGATCATGCCGAAGACTTCGACACCGACCTCAATGTGTTCGACTGGATGGCACAGTGGAAACAGGAGAATGAAGATGAGCAGGCGGTACGCTCCATTCTCGGTCGTCTGTTGTTCACCCAAGATGACATCAAGAAGCCGGTCAAGGTGCTCTCTGGTGGTGAACAGGGTCGCATGCTGTTCGGCAAGCTGATGATGCAGCGCCCCAACATCCTCATCATGGATGAACCGACCAACCACCTGGACATGGAATCTATCGAATCCTTGAACATGGCGCTGGAAATGTATCAGGGCACCCTGATCTTCGTCTCCCACGACCGCGAGTTCGTCTCCTCATTGGCGACCCGCATCCTGGAACTGAGCGAGAACGGCATCCGTGACTTCGGCGGCACCTACGAGGAGTACCTGCGCACTCAGGGCGTGGTGTAA